ATATTCGGTCATTATATCGTTCGTCTTTTTTTAATTGATACATATCCGTTGGGAACAAGCTATTTAGCTGTGTTTGCGGAATTTCCGAAAAGTGCAAGTTCACTCTGTTTTATAGCGATTAGTGAACGGTTGCTTACACATTGCTTACACAAAATATTTATCTAATTTTTTATATTCTCTTAAAATCTCATCCTTATCTTTATGAGTATAAACTCTTTCTGTCAAATCTTTCAGAGAGTGCCCGAGGATGAGTTTTTTGATTATCGGTTTTATATTTTGGTTATCCATCAATGAGGCAGCTGTATGTTTTGTATCGTGGGGTAGGTGATTCATTTTGTATTTTTCCATTGCTTTATCCCACATAGTTTTTCTGAATGAATGATATGGTATTTTTTTATTCTTATTCTTTTCACACAAGTATTTACTATTAGCATTAATTCTTTCAGCGATTATAGGTTGCAGTTCTTCAAATATAGGAATTATACGTTTTTTGCCCGCGTCTGTTTTATTTCCGCCTATCATATAGCTTTCACTTAAATGTATATTCTCAATCTCAATATTCAAGTATTCATCAACTCTTAATCCCGAATATATCATAATAAGTATGTCTTGACAAGCGGGGTCGTCGAGGTTATCCCATAATATTTTAAGTTCGTCGTTACTAAACGGCGTTCTTTTTGTTTTCTTTCCTTTTGTTTCGTCGAACTCGATGTACTCGCTGAATTTTATAAGACTTTCTCCCGTTGATTTGATTACGAAATCATACATTAAGTTTAGTAGGTTTTTTATTTGTTTTTGCGACGATACGCCGGCATTTAAGTCGTCTACAACACTCTGTATTTGCGGTAGTTTCAATTCACGGAAAATTTTGTCGTGCAACACCTTAGAATTGTTAAAAGCCGATGTATAACACTCGTACGCCTTTTTTGATAAATCTTTGCGTTCTTGTCTTTCGTAAAATGCTCGATACACGTCTTCAAATGTAGCTTTGTAATCTTCTACAGATATTCCTAGCCCGTAAAAGTCGTTTAAGGCAGTTTCCGCTTCTTCGTATGTTTCGTAAAATCCGAGGGTAGTTCTTGTCGTTTCGCCCGTGGATACGTTTAAATTCGCTGCGAGTACTGCTTGATACCTTTTACGGCGGTTTCCGCTCTTTAAATATACGATTGAACCCGTTCCGTTCGGTCTTTTAAGGCGTTTTCTTCTTTTTGCGCGTGCCATTGCTTTTCTCCTTTCTCTTGTGATATAATGATTTTGGGTACAAAAATAAGACGTTGTACTTTTCAGAGAGCTTTCGGGAAGTGGTATTTTTGAGAGTTCTCTTTTTTATTATCTTATCTTATAGGGATTGTAATTCTTATATCTTTTCCGACTTTGTTTCCGTCGTTGTCCGTCGGAGCGTCGATGTTCCATTCTACCGTTTCAACTTTTTTGGAACGCATACCCAAATTGTCGACGAGCAATATTACTTTTTTAGTGACTTGTCCGTTAAATTTTTCATCTAGTTTGTCACTGTTGTAGTTGCCGTCTATGACTACGAGTGGTTTATATTGTTTACCGTTGATTTTTAAAGATGAATCCAACAGATTTAAGATTAAGTTTTCTTCCGATTTGTTTTCTACACTTGTAAACAAGATTACATTTGTATCATAGTCGAGATAATCACGATTATAATCGATTTCTCCGTTAGGCACGCAAAATTCGTCTACGTCTATTGTAGTACTGCCGATTTTAAATCTCTTGGTGTCGATTTTATCTTGCACGACTACACGCTTTGCAGTTCTTCTTTGAGTGCCGTCATCTTCATTTTTCCAACTTGTCGGCGGTGATATTTCAAGGTCGTCGATGTCAAAACTAAATTTTTCAACTCCGCCTTTTCCGCCACAAGCGGTTAGTGTCAATGCTACAAGTATTAATGCTATTATTTTTTTGTACATATTATCTCTCCTTAATCAATAATTAATTGTATTTATGATATATTCCAACCAACTCTCCCAAAATTATAAAATTCGAAGTTGTTATCGGCTTATATTTAGGGTTACTAGGTTGGAGTATAGCATTTCCATTTTCTACATATATTCTTTTTAACGTGACTTCGTTCGTTTCCGTTAAAAGAACCACTGCAATTTTTCCATTGTCAACCACGTTTGTCTTTTTTATAAAGGCTTTATCTCTATTATATATGCCGTCGCCATTCATAGAGTCACCCTCGACAATAAGTGAAAAATCAGCTTTTGCTAAAGATTCGTCTGCAAAAAAGAAACCGTCAAAATTTTCTTCGCACCATATACCGTCGCCTGCACAAACCGAACCTAATATAGGAATTTTCTTTACTTTAGAAATAGGTTCTATATCAACATTTTTCAAATCCATTCCCAAAATATAAACGGGACTAACGTGGAAAATTTCCGCAAGTTTAGCTATTACACTAGCTTTCATCGCTCCAACTTCGCCTTTTTCATAACGAACTATTGTAGGGTGAGTTACTCCCAATAATTCCGAGACTTCTGTTTGTGTCATTCCGTGGAGTAATCGAAGTTCTTTCAATCGTTCTCCAGCTTTTATATTGAAATCTTTATTGTCCATAATTTACCTCCTTTATTATATTGTACCCGAAACAAACATTTTTTACAATACTTTTTTCAAAAAAATTATATTTTTTTACAAAAAAGGCTTGACAAAGAAAAAATGATGTTGTATAATGTACGTGTTGAGAACATTAAAAACTAAATACGGAGGTGAGAATGTACGGGATGAAAACATCTAAGTTAAAAGGAAAGTTAGTAGAAAACGGCGATACTTACGAGCGCTTGGCGGCGGCTCTAGGTATTACCAGCAAAACTTTATCCTTTAAAATCAACGGACAATCTGAATTTAATAGAGATGAAATTCAAGGTATAATCAAACGATACAATCTAAGTGCTTCAGAAGTATTAGATATTTTTTTTGATTAAAATGTACGAAATACGAACATTTTATAGCATCAAAATGGCGAAAATGTACAAAAAAGGAGTTTATATGAACATTGAGATTTTTAAAAACGAAGAATTTGGCGATATAAGGGTTGTCGATATTGAGGGCGAACCTTGGTTTGTAGGAAAGGACATAGCGGAGAGTTTGGGTTATTCAAACTCGAGAGACGCATTGATTAAGCACGTCGATATTGAAGACAAAAAGGATGGGGTCGCGATTCGCGACGCCATCGGAAGAGAGCAAATTCCAACGTTTATAAACGAAAGCGGTCTTTACAGTTTGATTTTATCAAGCAAGTTGGAGAGTGCAAAACGTTTTAAAAGGTGGGTTACAAATGATGTTTTACCGTCAATTAGAAAACACGGCTTGTATGCAACGGAAGATTTGCTGAATAATCCAGATTTATTGATTTCGGCGGTCGAGCAGTTGAAAAAGGAAAGAGAAGAAAAGAAACTTTTACAGCAAAGAGTTATGGAACTTGAGCCGAAAGCAAGCTATTACGATATTGTTCTTAAATGTGACAATGTTGTTCCGATTTCCGTTATAGCGAAAGATTACGGGATGAGTGCATATCAGATGAACGAAAAGCTGAATGAGTTAAAGGTGCAATACAAACAAGGCAATATTTGGCTTTTATACCAAAATTACGCCAAATACGGTTACACGAAAACAAAAACGCACACTTATACAAAAAAAGGCGGAGTTGTCGGGTGCAATGTTTTAACATATTGGACACAAAAAGGAAGATTGTTTATTTATGATTTGCTAAAGGCAAATGGAATTATACCGCTGATTGAAATTGACGTCAAAAATTAAAAGAGGAGGCAGTGCAATGGATGATGATATTAGGCTTGTTGAGATTGATTCACCGATTGGAATTTCGGTTGCTGAAGCTTGCAAGTATTTAACGAAAGAAAACAGAAATGGAACGCTCGAGAGAATGTCGCCGACTGTTTTGCAAGCGGGATTAAAACAAGGTGCTTTTCCGTTCGGTGTCGGTTACAAAGGAACGGGCAATACGTATTACTACTATATCCATAAAAAACTGTTTATCGAGTTTTTGAAAGGCAATTTGCCGTTCGGAACATACGGAATGGCGGTTTTCGGGAAATAGTTTTGAGAATAACGAGATTGATAACATTAGTTGGCATACGGGGATAGAGAGAGTTGAATTTGAGAAAGATTGTTTTTTATAAAAGATATTTCAGTTAGAGGTGATATTAAAAAACAGAAAAAGAAGAAAAATAAATAAAGAGAATTAGAGGTGAGATATGGATTTTTTAAAAGACTATGGTTTTTGGATTGTTGCTGCTTTATTGCCGTTGTGTCTTGGCTTTATGCTTGTTATCAACTCAAATATCGATAAAACTTTAAACAAAATGATAATAGAACTTGCAGAAAACGAAGCTTATAAAAAATATGCAAAATGTAATCATTATATCATCGAAGAAAAAAACTATGATTATAAGCCGTATATTCCGATGACGAGAGCCCAAAAGTTAATGGGTTGTCCGATTTGCGGTAAAAAGCCGACTATTGAATTTAAATGGAGTGAAAAAGACGGTTTGTCGGCGGATGTGGTTTGTAAAGATTGCGATTTGAGAATGCACGTTCAAGACGAAGATTTAACAAAGGCGGTTGATGTTGTTATCAAAAAATGGAACGGAACGGTTTAATCGTGAGTTAATCGTGAGAAAACGGATTGAATAGTTGATAGAAACGGCTTGATTTAGCCGAAAGATAAGACGGTTAATCGTGAGTTAATCGTGAGAAAGAGGATGAGAATGTGAATGATGAATGTTATGCGTGCACTTTTTCGATTGGTAGGCTAGTTTTTGGCGGAAAGAGATTTAATACTTTTGAAGAAGCTAAAGAGAAAGGAATTGAAGTTGTAAAAGATTTTAACATCAATTACAAAAAAGATTCATATGTGCCCGATAAAGAGAATGTTTTTTCGGATGAATTGCAATATTTAGTTGAATCGGGAGGGTTAGAACATTGGGAAAATGTTGTAAAAGAATATGGCGAAGAAATGCCCGAAAACTTATTGACACAGTTTTACATCGTAAAACTTGAAAAGCATAAATCCCCTAACTTCCCTGGCGAAAAAATAATGCAGTATTTAGCTGATAAAAAAATATATGTCTCGGGTGATGAAATGTGCTTAACAGACGAAGAAAAGAAATCCAACAAAACTGTCGGAGAAATAATTGTAGAAAGATTAAACAACACAATTTACGACTACTTAAACGAAAATTTTTCGGGATGTGCTTTAGCAACCGTCACAGTAATGGGAACGGTAATAGTTGAGTAAAACGGAGAAAAGGAGATGAGAATGTGAATGGTGAATGTTATGTATGTTCTTTGCACGCACATAGCAGCGAAGGATATTTCGGAGAGCAATTTGATACTTTTGAAGAAGCAAAAAGTAAAGGGATTGAAACGATAAAAGATTACAACAGAAATCTAGGCAAGTCGTACTATGATTCTGAAAACGATGTTTTTGCAACTGAATTGGAAGATATAGTTGATTATGAAGACAAGTTGCCGCGAGATAAAATAACCCACTTTTATATTACGAGATTAGAAGAACGTGAGATGCCTAACGATTTTGGAGAGGGGATAATAAATTCTATTATTGCGAAAGTACCTTGCTTTTCGGGAAACGGGATACAGCTTACAGATGAGGAAAAGGAAGATGACGGAACCATTGAAGATGTACTCATAAAAGGACTTAACAAGGTGATTGGCGACTATTTGGGCGAAAAGTTTGCGGGTTGCACTTTTGCAGAATGGACAAGTATTACTTCAATAGAAGTTGAGTAAAACGGAGTAGAGTTGAGTAGAGTTGAGAAGTGAGGAGAAAGAAGAATGTTGACAACAAAAAAATTTATAAAAGAAGCAGAGGAATTAGGATTTAGATTTTTGCAATGCACAAAAGATATAGAAATTTATTACGAAAATCGTCAAGTTGCATATGTATGCTGGTATCGGAGATTCTATGTAGGCACGACTTGTTGGTTTCACGATTTACCCGAGGAATTGCAAGAAAAATTGTTCAATTTACTCGTCAAGTATGCAAGTACGCCACCTGACGAAAGAGAAGAGCCGCAAAAATTCTATTTGCAACTTACAAAATTGATAGCTGCCGGCACCGAAAATTACTTGAACTGCAATACAATAAATGGTTCGTTTTTGTTAAGCGGTAGATGGCAAACGCCGCTATATCAAACGCAATTCACACAAGCCGAAATCGATGAGATGAAAGAGAAATTTGGAGATGCTCTCAGCGGCTTTGAGAAAATACCCGTTGAAGAAATTGAGTAAAGTATGGGTGGAAAAAAATGATTAATAGAACTTGTTACTGTTGGACTTGCGATAAATTCTTTCATCATCTAGGAATCGCAAGACATAGAGCAATGCACAGAGATAGGAAAGAGAATTGCACGATAACTTACGACGGCTGCGAAACAGTAACACACCAATTTTCAAAGAGAAAGGAACGGCAAAAATGAAGAACACGATTTACGGACTACTTACAGTCCTTGGGGTTTGGCTTTTTACAACAGCAAACAATAAAGTTGTCACAACGGCAATTGTACTTGTAATACTCGGCTTTTTTATAAGAGAGTTTGCGAAGATGTTTAAGGATATTTGCAAGTTATTGCAAGAGGAAAGAGAGGGAGAATAATGATTGACAGAGAGTTTATTAAAAAACTGAATGATTTAGGCGTGCTCGTCACTTACGAAGAAAAGCAAACTAAAATCAACGAAGACGGCAGTATCGAAGTAAATAAAGCTTACAATATAAGATACAGAAATCGTTGTGACTATTGCGGGAATACGTTTTTCGATTTAGTTAATATCAATTTTACCGGCGGATATGCAGTTCCGTATATTTTGAAAGATATAAAAGAAATGCCTATTTCAAAGATAATCGAGATTTTAAAAATTGTAGACGAAAAGGTTGAAACGATAAACGAGGAAAGGGAAAAACAATGCGAAACACGTTAGGCGATTTGAACAATCACTTGTTCGCCGAACTTGAGCGACTAGGCGATGAGGAATTGACGGGTGAGGAGCTCGAGAAAGAAATCAGACGAGCGTCGGCAATTTCAAACGTTTCAAAAAATATCATCGCAAATGCAAATGTTATTTTACAAGCTACTAAATTCAAAGAGAATGAACTGATGAAAAATGACGAGATGCCGAAGATGTTGGAGGGATAAGTGCGAGTTCGTTGGACTGATGATATGGTCGATTTTTTGAGAGAAAATTATCCGTATTATCCGAATAAAGAACTTGCTGAAATGATTGAAGAAAAGTTTGGCGTTGCGGTCACGGAAGAAAAGGTAAAGTCCGCAAAATCAAATTTCAATATCGGGGATAAAGTTTATCCGAACAAAGGGCGGTTTTATAAAGGTATGACACCTTGGAACAAAGGTCGGACTATGAGTGAAGAAACGCGCGAAAAGGTGAAAAGAACGTGGTTTAAGAAAGGAAACGTTGCAGTAAACACAAAGCCGCTCGGCTCAACGAGAATTAACACCGACGGATACAAGGTTATAAAGCTTGCAAAGTCGGGTCAATGGAAACTTTACTCGAGGTATATGTACGAAAAGTATCACGGTGTAAAGCTTAAAGACGACGAGGCGATTATTTTTGCCGACAGAAACAAGGAAAATTTCGAGAAAGACAATCTCGTCAAGGTCAATCGAAAAGAATTGTTTTATCTCAATAAAGGCGGATTGATTTTTGAAGATAAAGATTTGACAAAAAGCGGAGTGGTTGTTTCCAAAATGGAAATAGCCATTGATGAAAGGAGAAAGGATTTAAAATGACGGAACAAGAAGAAATGTACTTAGGCGATATAAGCGCCGACGAATTAGAAATTTTAAAGGCTTTAAGAGAAGAATTTACTACATCTATGAAATGCTATTTATCCAATGTGTTGAGCGTGTTTGAAAATTTAAAATACGATGAACTTCCGAAAGAAACTAGAATCAACGTAAACTTCAATTTGATTTTTATAAAAATGGTTACGGAATTGAACGAACATTTAATAGAAAAAGCGATTCCACGTGACGCAAGTTTTAAGCAAATGCTTAATATTTACAAATGTTTGATGAGAGCTGCAAACGATTTATTTGACGAAGAAATCGAGAAAAGTAAAAAAGAGATAAAATAATGAATTATTACTACGGAATGAGGCTTAGGGGTTTCAGTATCGGAACTTTCCCGAAAGACGGCTTTGTGGATGTTATGAGAAACAATGTTTACAAAGGTAGAGAGTACCACGATGTTTTAAAATACGACAGAAAATTGACGGAAGAAGAACTTCGGGAATGGGAATTTGATTTTTTAGAAAATTATGAGGAGAAGCAATAGAAAATGACAAGAACACCTAATATCGCCATTTACGCAATTATGACTTCTCATTTTATGGAGTTTAATGTAAAGAATTACAAGAAACAAGTTGCAAACGGAGAGATTTCTAAAGAATGGCTAGACGGCTATGCGTATGGAATAAAGAAGTATGGCAAAGCAATTATTGATAAAGTGGCGACAAAGTTGCAGAAAGGACAAAAAGTGGATGAACGAGAAAAATTAAGATTTTACACCATTGCGGTCGGAGGTCTTATACAAGCAAATATAGAAAAGTTGAAAAAACAAGTTGCAAAAGGCGAAATTTCAAAAGAGTGGCTAGACGGTTATATACGTGGGGCAAAAGAGTACGAAAAAGAACTTTTGAATTGCAATCTAACAATATTGTAGAAAGGAGAACTGATATGACAATGGAAGAAAGAGCAAATGAAAAACGATATTTAACGACGAAAGAGTTTATAAGAGAAGTTAATGATTTGGGGTTCGATACAGAAATAGGCATAAATGGTTGGATATGGATTGCTGATGAACGTGATGTAGTAGCTGTTGCTGAAAGAAATGAAATGTACAAAATCAATACAGACGAAAATGTTACTTTTAATAAAGTGGCAACGAATAAGCGAAAGAAACTGTTTGATTTACTTGTTGATTACGCAAGCACGCCGCTTGATGAAAGAGTAAAAGAACAAAGATTTTTCCTTAAATTTAAGATAGAAATAGATGACGATTGCAGGTATCTTAACTACTATAAAGAGGAAGATGAGCTTACACTAGATAATAGCCTTGAAACGAGTAGTTTTCAAACACTATTCACAGACAAAGAACTCGAAAAGTTAAAAGAAAAATTTGAGGTCACGCTTAGTGATTTTGAGAAAATTCCGTTTAAAGATAAGGAGAAAGAAAAATGCTGACAACAAAAAAATTTATAAAAGAAGTAGAAAAGTTGGGATTTGAAGTTGGAGAAAGTATGGATGCTATCTTAATTTTTTACGGGAGAGGACAAGTTTCATATGTACGTATAAATGAAAGATTTTACGTAGGCATGATTGATGGATTCGAAAATTTACCCGAAGAATTACAAGCAAAGTTGTACTACCTTATGGATGATTATGCAAGAACACCACTTGATGAAAGAGAAACACAACAAAAGTTTTATCTTAAATTTGCACCGTTGGGGGATGGAGGTTGCTTCAATTATCTAAACTACAATTCGTCTTTGAATTGTATTAGATTAAACGACTGCTATCAAACGCCGATGTGTAAAACACAATTTACGCAAAAGGAAATCGACGATATAAAAGAAAAGTTTAAGGTAACACTTTGTGACTTTGAGCAAATACCCGTTGATGAAGATGAGAAAAAAGAATGGAGCGAGGAAGAATGATAACGAAAGAAGTAATTGAAGAAATCGAAAAAATGAACTTGAAAACAAAAATATGTGGAGATTCTTTACTTGTTATCTGCTGCAACGGAGACTATGTTGCTATAGTAAACTTAAAAAGAAGATTTGAAGCAGATTTTGACTTTTGGGGTTTTAAAAATGGACTTACTGAATATGAAAGAGAAAAAGTATATTTTTTAATCACAAGACTTGCAGCAACTGCCCTTGAAGATAGGAGCGAAGAACAGAAGTATTATTTGGAACACAAGTGGTTGGATGACAACCTCTACAACGTATGGAACTGTTTAAATCTTCGAGTTGAAACAAATGGATATTCAATCGGCAGCCCATTAAATTCGGAAGAATTTAAAACGCAATTTACTCAAGCTGAAATAGACGAAATAAAAGAAAAACTCAATACAAACCTTGAGGATTTTGAACAAGTACCTATTGAGGATAGGAAGTAGCAATGAACGATATAGAAAAAGCTTTCGAATTATTTGATGTATTAAATAGTGCGATTCACGGAATCGAAGAAATAGGCGAATTTAATGATTACGAGTTAGATGAAAGAGTGGAAAGCGTATACAAGGGCGTGGAAGAACTTATGGTCGACGTCGTATCTATTTTAAAAGATTTAGGCGTAACCGAGAATTTTATGACTTATAAGGAGATTGAATGATGAAAGTTTATATATTAACTGCAAACATTTTAAGTAATGAGTACGACGGTTGGGGTTGCGAGATTACGCTTTTCGGAGTGTATGACAGCTTAGAAAAAGCGGAAAAAGCGAAGAAAAAATTAAAATTTCCTTTAGCAAAAATAAACGAAGTGGAACTTAACAAAAAAGCAGACGTTTATTTAGGTGGATATATTGAATAGTCGGGGAGATGAGAGGTGAATAATGGCAGATTTGAAAATAGGCGCGGATGAAATGAGCGCGGTAAAGGTAGTCGTAAAGAGTTTCATTGACGCTTACGAAGACGGCTCGATTGAAATCGAGAACGATACCAAAGAGTTAAGCAATAGAGAGTTTATAGGCTTAGTTATGAGTGCTTATATGAAAATAAGTTACTCGCTTAGCTTATGTGAAACAGAAGACGAAACGGAAAACAAGAAAGGGGAATAGAAATGGAATTTGAAGAATTACAAGAAAAGGTGTTAGATTGGGCGGATAGTCACGACCTGTTGCACGAAGAAAATGCAGACAAGCAGTTTATGAAGTTTATCGAAGAAGTGTTTGAATTTAAAACTGAAATGGACTTTTATTCTGGTAAGAGTGAAGTTCTTAGTTCAGTAAGTAAAAATCTTATGAAAGACGAAATGGGCGATATTTTCGTGACACTCATAATCTTATGTAAGCAACTCGGCATAGAGCCGCAAAAGTGCTTAGAACTTGCATATGAAAAGATTAAGGACAGGCAAGGAAAGACAATTAACGGGATGTTCTATAAAGCAGAGGATTTAGATGAGAAATAATATGCTTGACACAACACAACATCGTTATATGCGGCAAGGCTTCACTCGGTGTTTAAGGGTGTTAAAAGATTCCATTGAAACAATAGAAATTGCAGAAAGTAACGGAAGTAGGCGTTATAAGTTATTAAAAGCAATTATTGATACGTGCTTAGATGACCCGAACTATGTTATCGATAAAGAAAATATAAAACCGTTTAAATTCAAATTTAAAAACGGAGAGTTGACATTTTCGGAGATTTTAGATGATTAACGCAAAAGAAAAAGTTGATTCACTCGTTAAAAGCGGTCAGCTTAGATTGACGGTTATCGACGAGGAACTTATGCAGATTGAAAGTTACGAAGATGATGACACAATCGTTCGGATTTATACAGACCCCGAAGCAACTGCAGAAGATATTTTAAGAGCGATTGAACTTGCACGGAATACGAAAGAGTGTATTCATAAAAGATAACATCAACAGTATTTACGGTTTAAAGCTTATTTACGGCGTTTGATTTGAAAACACCTTTAACTATATGGCTTTTACATTTAAACGCCGTATATGGGCGATAAAGGCGAAATAAAGAGGGAATGGAGATAGGTATGACGGAGCAAAAACAGATTGACGAATACAAAGAGATTGTAAAGATTATGAAAACGTGTGCGGACACGAAAAATCTTTATGAGGTCTTTACGGATTTTATAAAGCTTATGGCTTATGACATCAGTTCGGTTGTGGATTTAAGCGCGAAAGACGAGAGGGTTAAGAAATATCAAGATATAGCAAAGAAATACACAGCGGAGCAGTTAAACAGTTGTGCGGAGATTATGGCTCTTGTCACGTCAGCACTTGAAAAGAAAAGGGAAGACGTCTTCGGACGGTTATATATGGAACTCGGCTTCGGTGACAAGTTAAAAGCACAAGAATTTACGCCGACAGGAATATCAAATTTAATGGCAAGGCTTGCACTCGATAAAGAAAGCGTAGAAAATGCAATCAAAAAAGAGGGGTTTGTAATGGTTGAAGATTCAAGTTGCGGCGGTGGCAGTACTTTAATTCAAGCGGTTGAAACACTTACTGAAATGGGGGTCAATCCAAATGGGCAGATACTTGTATTTGCGAACGATTTGGACTTTACGTCGGTTGCAATGTGTTATATACAGTTATCTCTTTTAGGAGTTCCCGCCGTTATAAAACATCAAGACACTTTAACGCTCGAAACATACAGTACGTGGTACACCCCGTTTTTCGTTTTGGGCGATTGGGATAGCAGATTGAGATTTAAACACGCTTTTGAAAAGATGAAAGCAATTATGAAAGATGAGGCGGTTTAGTGGGGTTTATGAAGTTTATACTTGAGCTTATGCCTATATATCTAACTTACAAGCTTTTAAGATACGCAAAAGATTACGACGACAGAAAGTCGAGAGAAAGAATTGATGAAATTAGGAGCAAGGACAAGTTGAAAGAGAGAATTTTCAAGGAGAGGTGAGGGGGTTTGAAAATTAACAAGTATACGCTCAACAAAGAGCGATTTAACGAAAAAGTAGAGCCCCTTATAGAGAGCAGGATTGAATGTGAGGATATGATGATTGTCAGCCTAAAGACGGTCAACCCCGAGAAGAAAGACGAGGGTGTTGTAATACCCTATGAGTTCATAGGCTCAAAGAAGTTAGTAGAAATTAAAAACTCGAAAGACGTTGCAAAAATAGGCGATACAAAGATATTGCCGAGTTATAGAGAAATAATTCCGAGTTTTATTTTGAAATGTTACGACAGAGAGGAGATTAAAATATAATGTTTACAAAAATTGTGAAAGATGAGTTTTATAGAGGATATAGGGTTCTTGTAAAGCAGATTGGAGAAAAGACGGACAGAGTTAAACCGTCGTTCCTACCAAGTGATTATTGGTATTGCGGTTATGTGGAAATTCCGAAAGGGAGCAGATTTTACAACGTTGACGTTTTTGATGATTTAGACGACGAAATAGAAGCTTACGGCGGCGTCACTTATGCAGATACGCTACCCGAAACGGGAAATTTCGTTTTAGGGTTTGACTGCCACCACTCGTGGGATTCTCCCGAGGTGCAAAATGAAGAATTTACGCTAAAAGAGTGTTACAACCTTGTAGACCAAATTATAGAAATAGAGGGCAAGAAAACGCTTAATACCGTAGGCGACGAGCTTAAACGCTTGAAAGAGAGAGATGACAGAGAAAGAACGGAGAGACTTCCGTATTGGAAACAAATCATCGAAGATTTGACGGGTTACGAAATTTTCCATTTGTCTTATAACAACAAGTTTGAATTTCTCGAAGTCCTTTGGGCAGAAGCATATAGAGAAAAACTTGTTATCAATATCCGTATGGATAGCTTGAGAGCGTGTACGCACGACGTTATAAGACAAACATATAGTTGGTTAGAAAGGAATTAGTTATGAGAGAAACATACGAAGCTGTATATACCGAACAATATGCAGATGAAATTTTAAAAAGAACGCAAAAAGACATCGATTGGTTGAAAGAACACGGATTTTCAATAGATAAAATATCAGACGGTTGGCACACGTTCGAGGAATTGTATTATCATAGAATGATTTTAACGCTTGTTATATGCAAGCAAAACAAGGACAAGGCTTTTAAATCGAAGTTACATCACGACGGAACAATGTTCGATAACTTTTTTGTGGTTGGAGTTGTGACCCCGAAAGGTCAGTACACCTATCATTACGATTTAAAATATTGGGATTTATTTAAGGATATTCCCGAAGCCCAAAAAGCACCTATATACGACGGACACAAGCCGTCAGATATAGACAGATTGCTTAGTTTGTGTAAATAGAAAGGAACTAATTGAGGTGGAAAAATGAGAAAACATTTAGTTATTAAGTATTTTGACACATACCCTGAAAATAAATTTTATTTTGACAGTAAAGAAAAAGCTGAGGAATTTCTTAAAGAAAAAAGAAATGCTGATACAGGATATTTAACAACCTATGAATATAGGGGAGAAGTTGAAATAAATCCTTATGAATCAATAAAGTAGATTGAGGTGGAAAAATGATTGAGTTATTAAAAGAATTACAAGAGATTAAACAAAAGAAAGACGCATTGGATTTAAGAGAAAAGGAAATCAAGGGAAAAATTACAAACATACTTGTTGAAAACGGAACGGACAAGTACGAAGACGAGCAATATAAAGTGAATTATATTGCGGCGAGTGAAAGCGTTTCGATTGACACAACAGCACTCAAAAAGACAAGCGGAGAATTGTATATAAAGCTTTTGAACGATTATCCGAAAATCACAAAGAGAAGTGCAAGCTTAAGGGTCAGTTTCAAATAGAGGGGTGGAAAAATGGACGAATTAGCAGTTAAATACGAAGCAAACGGACAAGAAATAACTTTAACCAAAGACGACGTAAAGAAATATTTGGTAAGCGGCGACGCAAGTAAAGTGACGGATAAAGAACTTAAAATGTTTTTGGAATTGTGCAAGGCTCAAGGGTTAAACCCATTTTTAAGAGAGGCGTACCTCATAAAATACGGGAACGAATCGAACATCGTGACGGGAAAAGACGTATTTATGAAAAGGGCTAGAGCAAATCCCGATTTTAGAGGCTTCGAGGCGGGAATTATCGTTGAAAATAAGAACGGTAGAGAAAAAAGGGATGGCACTTTTTACTCGCCTAGAGCCGAGCAAATTGTAGGCGGTTGGGCGAGAATACACATCAAAGATTGGGAAGTTCCGTTCGAGCATACGGTTTCGCTTTCGGAGTTTCGCAGAAATACGGCAACGTGGAAGTCGATGCCTGCAGTTATGATTAGAAAAGTTGCATTGGTTCAAGCACTTAGAGAGGTGTTCCCTAACGAGTTATCGCAACTTTACTCGTCGGAAGAACTTCCCGAAAATGACGATATTGTAAACGAAGAAGATTTTTCGGCGAAATCAAGCGAAAGAACAATTACCGAAAAGCAACGCAGCAGAATGTTCGCATTGGCAAAAAGTAACGAACAACTCGTCAGAAGTGCTATGGCTAAATTCGGATATAAAAATTCAACGAGTGAAATAAAAACCTCCGATTATGAGAACATTTGTATGGAAATTGAAGCGAATCTCGTTCTTTTAGAAGATAAACAAAGAGAAGAAGAAGCACCGAACAACGACGGCGAAAACGAAGTAGTCGACGCTGAAATAGTTGATTAATATCGAGGCATAGACAAATGGTAACTAGAAAGAATAGTATTCACTCATATATTACGGGTGCAAGGTTCGAGATTGAAAAGATTATGGATTGCACGACAAAAGAAACGGATTTAATTTCGGTTCTTATGGAAAAGACAATGAATGATTTTAAGTTGACGGGAGAGGAGTTCTTCAATATGTGGCAAGATGAAGATTATTCAGACTCCGAAGCGTATTTGCTCGGCAAAAGCGATATGGAGAAGATTTTCCTTGAAAAATACAGTTGCGACGTTGACGAAGATATGATTTAAAATTTTAAAGTTAGGAGTTTAAGGTATTGCTTAAATTTGATGAGAAAAAAGTTAGAAAAGGCAGACCGCTAGGCTTGCCATATGTTGGAAGTAAAAGAAAAATCTCAAAGAAGATTGTAGAACTTATCAAGCAGAATTACGGAACGGATAAGACTGTATATGACTTGTTCGGGGGTGGCGGAGCGGTCACCCTCGAATGTATGATAAACGGCATTGACGTTGTTTATAATGATATAAACGACTTGCCGATGAGAGCGATAAAGAAAATCGCAAGCGAAGATTTTGAGTTTTTAAAGACTTTATTGACACCGCGTGACGAGTTTATGGAACTTAGAAACAAGGAAAATATCGACGAAATAGAGTATTTGAGGCTTGTTGTAAACTCGTTCGGATATAATCAAACTCAATATCTTTATGCTATGGAACATTCGGAAATAAAAAATAAAATCGCAAAAGACTATATCGAGAGATTTAACACGGCTAAAGGATATAGGGTTTGGAACAAGTCGAGAAATGACTATACGAGAATACGTCAATTAGAACGCTTAGCAGATTTAGAGAGATTACAACAAAAATTAAAGCATATAGATTTAAATAATTTAAAAATTTTTGACGAAGATTACGCATATTTTTCAGACGTGGAAAACTCGATTATATATCTTGACCCTCCGTACAAGAATACAGTTTCAAGGGCATACAAAAATATCGATTACGAGAGATTTACGGAGTGGGCGAAGATGATGAGCGAGAAAAATATTGTAATCGTTTCAGAGTACACACAGCCGTCGGACGATTTCGAGTGTATTTTCGAGTTTAAGAACGCTTATAGTTCTATGCAAGGCGGACAGAAACGAGTAAACGGAAATTATGAAAGGTTGTGGACGATAAATGGCAAATAAATTCAATGCAAAGAAAGTAGAATACAAAGGCGAAAAGTTCGACAGCAAGCTTGAATGCGAGAGATTTAAGATTTTGGAAGTGCAAGAAGAACAAGGACTTATAAAGAACCTTGAAAGACAGCCCGTTTTTATATTACAAGATAAATTTCGCTATGAGGGAAAAGCGATAATCAGAATTAAATATACAGCGGATTTCAGATATGTAAAAGTCGACACGGGCGAAACGGTAATCGAGGAAGTCAAAGGTTACAAGACGGAATCTTATAAGATTAGATACAAGCTATTTATCAAAAAGTTTGTCGTCGACAAAGACAACGTGATTTTTAGAGAGATTACACGGAAGAATTTAAAAGAGATAGTGTAAATATATAGGTTTACATTTTAACACGCCGTATTGGGCGTATTACGAGCGAATAGAGGCTACTATGATAGAACTTAACAAGGCAAAGGAATTGATGATAAAGGGCGAGATTGTTTATTACAAGGGCTCACCCTACATCATCGGGGCGATGAGGTTTGCGATGAAAGGGAAGCGAATTATTACATCGGTTGAACTGTTAGACAAAAAACTATTGGACTTAGGAAAAAGGTCAATCGTGGTGTCATCGCTTAACGACATTAACTATACAGATTTTTAAAAAGGGAGAAAATATGAGAGATTACGATTTGGATAAGGAAACAATGGCGATGATGTTTGAAAAGCCGTTTTTGACGGTATTTCCGACGTTTGCGATTGATTCGGAGGATATGACGAACAACGAAAAGATAATATTTATTTATCTTATGAGTGAGGTAAATAGCCGTGGGAAGTGCGAGCTCCTTATGAAAGACCTTGAAAGAGTATTCAAGATGACGACGGAAGAAATAGACGAGGCGACGGACAGACTTAAAAGAAGAAAATTACTTGAATATGCAAGACCTGCAACAGACATCGACGAGGGCGAGATTATGCTTTATAAGGTCACGTATAAAGGGATTTATGAGGAGGTAAAGTTAGATGAATAAGGTTGAATTGAAAAATATGCCATATGCAGCAGTTCCTTTTAAGATTTTAGAGGACAAAGATATATCGGACAGCGAGTTAAGGCTTTATGCAATTATATTGTTTTTTGCTAGTAAAGAGGGTTACTGTTATGCAAGTAACAATTATTTAGGCGATATGCTCGGAATAAAAGAAAATTCAGTACAAAGGCGATTATGGAAGTTGGAGAGAAAAAAGTATATCAAAAGAACGATATGTAAGAACGGTCAAGGTTTGACATTAAGGAAAATTGAGATAAATAAAGAGTTTTTTAATTGATGTAAACTAAAGTATGAATACGGGTATGAGGGGCGAGATATTTTAAGAGAGTTTGTGTGTTTTGAGTATATGAATTTGATAAAATTGATTATAAATATATCTATAATTAATTTAACTTGGTATGGTTTTAGATAATATATCAATAGTGATTAGATTAGATATAAATACAATATAACAAACAATATTAGCTTAGATATAATTTATGATAATAAATAACAATGATAATAGGATATTATCGCGTCAATAAAAATATTAAAAAGATAATAACATCAATTGTGATAAAGCTTAATGTTATGAAAGCATACAATTAAAAACTCATTTTTTTAAATATGGCTCCTCATAAAGTATAAAATAGTTTACAAATATGCGGTTAAAAGAGAACGACAAATATGTCGTCGGACGGTTATAGAAAAACGACAAATATGTCGTCGGGGGTGTAATAAAGTTGATTTAAAATCAATTTCAGTATTGATTTTACGTCAACAAGAATAACTAGAGATTAATAACTATATATAACATATATATTAAATACTTCTACAACAGAGTATAAAGATACTTCTACAACAGAGTATAAAGATTATATATATTAAACACTTAGACAAAATCATCTTCTTCTAGGTTGTAATGTATAAATATAATATAACGCATATTGGTGTAAAAGAATTTGACAAACGGTAAAAACGACGAAGATGAAAGTGGAGGAAGTTTCTATGAACGAGATTAAAAAAATTATTTCGGATATAAAAATAATCACGATTGACAGTCGGATAAATTGTTCTGAAAGAATAACGCTTATAACGATGTACGCAAATTCAAATAATTCAAAGTGTTATTTGCAGAGTAATGAATTGGCGGATGTTTTAGATAAAAGTATAAGACAGATACAGAGAGAACTCAAAACACTCATAGATTTGGAATATATCAAAAAGACGGTTGAAGACGGAGAAAGCTGTTATATTTTAAAAGGCTTTGACGGTTCTGTTGAGGGGAATCTCGCAAGCACGCCTAAAAGATACAATTACAAAAAGGTTGTTGACAGTTTCAATGAGGTTGCGGAAAAGACGGTAGGCATTTCAAGGGTTTTAAAGCTTACGAACAAGCGAAAAGAAAAGCTTAAAAAAAGGCTTGACGAGATAGGCGAAGATGAGTTTATAAAGGCGTTTGATTGCATTAAAGAGAGCGATTTTCTTCAAGGGAAAAACAGCAACGGTTGGCGAGTTTCGTTCGATTGGCTTATTGAAAATGACACGAATGCGGTCAAGGTTTTAGAGGGCAAGTATGCGGACAAGGCGGTCAAGAATGACGATTTTCCGTTCGAACTCGGAATTACTATCGGTTAGGGGTTAGGAATGGTATACGGCAAAGAATTTATTATAAAGACAAAGTTTGAGGACTTTAAGAAAAGACTTGAAAATTTTGAAGTCAATTACGGCGATTTATTGGAGTTTACGGAAACGCTACTCGATGAGAATGTTATAGACTTTGCAACGTTCGAGATTATAAACGAGCTGATGTATCACATTTTCATCGTTGGCGAGAGAGATAAGTTTTTCATTGAAACGCTCACATTCTCTTTTGAAAAGGTGTGGGAAAATGTTTGAGAATATGCCCGAAGAGGCGATTGAGTATGCAAAACGGTACGAGGAATTGCCGCAAGAAGAAAAAGACAGATTGGACGCGAAGTTTTATAACGACAAAGTGGGAAATTTGAACGAGATTGACGATTACGACTGCAAAAAGTGCAAGAACAAGGGCGATTATCTCGTAGTTAAAAACGGCAAAGAATATTTTTACGAATGTGAGTGTATGAAAATCCGAAAGATTTTGAGAAACTTGAAAAAGAGCGGACTTGAAAAACTTGTAAAAGAATACTCGTTTAAGAATTTCGAGGTGTTTGACAATTGCTCGAAGATGATGAGAGAAAAGGCACTCGAAAACGTCGGCAAAGATACTTGGTTCTTTATAGGCGGTCAGTCGGGTGTAGGTAAAACTCATATATCGACGGCTATCGCAAGCAGCGAGTTGAAACTCGGGCGTTCGCTCATTTACAAAAGTTGGGCGGAGTTGATGAGAGAACTGAAAGCGGCGAAGATGAAAGACGAAAGCGGAGAAACTTACGGCGATAAAATCCTTGAAATTGCAAAGGCTGATGTTCTTTATATCGACGATTTATTTAAGGCGAAAGTGACCGAAGCGGATGTTTTAATCACTTGGGAAATCATAGATATGAGATACAAGGCATCGAAGAAAACTATTATTTCGAGCGAGTTTACACTCCCCGAAATCGGCAACGTCGACGAGGCTATTGCAGGGCGGATTTTCGAGAAATCGAAAACGGCGGTCATAAACATAAATAAAAACATAAATTTAAACCGACGATACAAAAGATAATTAAACCCCCTTTATTTCGAGCGTATTATACTCTAAAAACGATTTGAATGTGAAACACGACTAATTAATCGCGTCAAATATAAAACTCGTTTAAAACGATTTTAAACGCCGATAAACAATATTTTAAAAAATACACAAAAAAGTCGGTTTCGGACAATTATATTTATTTGGCGTTTAAAGGGCGATTTAAGGCTTTTAATTTTAAACGAGTATAATTAATCGAGATTAAGATAAAAACGTTAAATTGAGTACGATAAACTCGAAATAAGGGCAATTGAGAAACGAGGCGGCAAGGTTGAAAAAGAAAAAGTACAAAAAGAGGGTCAAGGGCGAAAGAATTACGAGCAAAAATTTAGTCGATTATGTTTTGACGCTCGTTGTTTGGACTTTAAGAAACAACGAGGGCGACCCTTGGGGCGCAAAACGAATTGAAAAGTTTGTGGATAAATTACACGAAAATTACGAGTTTGTCATATCGGGCGAGGTGAGTTTGCTCGACATCAGAAAACAACTCGAACTCGAAACGGGAATTAAAATTGAACTGCAAAAGTGAGGAGTGAGGTTATGAAAAAGAATTTGCCCGATTATTACAAGATTAACGGCGACGACAGTATGAAATTTATCGTCGGAATTGTAGAGGCGAACCATTTGAGTGTGGAAGAGGGAATTTATCTTTTCAACACGCTCAAATATTTGGTGAGATTTAACAACAAAAACGGAATAGGGGATTTGCTTAAAGCAACGGACTATTTAAACAGACTTACGGAGGTTTACGCAAGTGGGGAACAAGAGAAGAACGCCGATTAGAGAAAAAATCGATTTGGATTTGGATAAAATTGAACAAGATAGAGAAAAACTTGAACAAATAAAGCTATATGCTTATTTGGCAAACAACCCGAATAAAATTACAGACGGAGAACTAAAGGAGATTTGTAACAATTTAAATTATCTCGAATACAGTTTCGGGGCGAAAGCTTTTAAAAACATTAACAGCGACAAGATGATTTTTATTTTCTCGAAAAAGATTGAAACGAGAAATATCAAGTTTTACGACGAATTGAACGCATATATGTTGTTTAAGATGATAGCGACGACTTTTAAAGACGATGTGGAAGTCGAGTATGCAGGTGAGAAAGAATGAGAAAAATAAGGCTGTTTTATCTGTTCGGCGAAGCGAAAGAATTATACGACGAGGTGGAGTTCGAGGACACGAAAGAAGCGAGACGCGAGTTCTTAGATAAACTTGAATTTTCGGGGTTTGATTGTTCGGAAGCGGAAGATTTTACGAACAAACTCAAAGACGAGTATTTTATACCGCTAAACTCGGAAGACATCGACGAGCCGAACGGAATAACGGTTGAGGTTACAGACAATTAGGGGGCGATTACAGATGAATTTAGGTTTTAATACGAGGGTCGGTTTAGAGGACATTAGAGAGGGTTTAAGGCTTTATAAGGAGCATAACTTCGATATGGTCGAGGCGGATGCGGATATTAAGGCGTATTATCTTTTCAAATTTCAAAAAAACAAGAACAAGACTTTGGCACTTATGCGAATTATAAGGCAGACGATTGAGGCAAATAAAAAGTTTATAAAAAAGCTTGCAGACGGCGGAGTTACGGAAACGGACTTCATCATCTGTTGCTATCTTATAAAGACTTTTCCGTTTCTCAAAACCGTTCTCGAGGAAATGAATTTTTCGGAAGACGACGGCGAGATTAGAGCGAGAGTAGTTCGAGAAAGAATGAATTTAGACGTTACAAAATTGTCACTTGCAAACGCCGTCAGTAATGCTATGTATATCTTCACCGAAGCGGGCATATTGGAAAGACTCGGCAAAGGCATATACAAGTATAGCGACGAAACAAAAATCGACGATTGGGAAAGAAAGGCGGTCATTTTCGCTTTTATGGGCGACGGCAATTTGACAAACATTACGGAGATTGTAAAGGGCAGATATTTCGGACATATAGACATCATAATCAAAGGCGAGTTTATGAGAGAAAACAAGGAATATCAGTCGATACTTAGCGGCAGCGACTTTGTCGTATTTTCAAGGGGTTTTTAATGTTTTACGAGAATTTACTCATAGACAAGTATGAGAAGATGAGAGCGGTAAACACTATGCCCGCTTGCATTGAAAAGGATATGCTTTTAAAATATATCGAACTTCAAAAGACGGGCAAGCCGAAAGTTAAAGATTTTTTAGACACGGGTTTTACGGAAAAATATATCGCGAAAAAATTACTCGGAATGAATCGTGTTTTCGACAGAGCAAGTCCTTTAGAAAAGAGATATTTGTTTGACAATTTCAGCTTTTTAAATTTTTGGGCATTGACCGCCGTAAAACTCCCCTCGATAGAGGTTATCACTTCGGCGATTATAGGGTTTGAAGAATCGGGCGACAAAGCAACCGTAAAGACACTTCGGCAGTTTTTAATCAAAGAGTGGAATTTAGGATATGCGGGGTTCATTAAAGAGAGCGTGAATTTCTTACAGACACTTGAAATTGTCGAGAAGAAAAAGAAATTGTCAATCAATAAACATAGATTGTCGGAAAGCGAAAAGGAAAGTTATCTTTATTACGTCGAGTTGGTCGGTTTAGACGAAACACTTGCGAGGAAGATTATAACAATATAGTTACAATATAAAACAATATACGCATTTTATGCACATTAGAGATAGTCGGAGAGTAGCAACTTCGACTATTTTTATTGCTTACTTATTGAAAAAGATAACAATATATATTAGCTTGAGAATTGAGGTGGTGATTAAAATGCACAAAGTAAAGAGCATTTGCAGAGTTTGCAAAGACGAGTTTTTTCAAGAGGAAAACAAAGACGGCAGTTTTACGGAGTATGAAACTTGCCCTATTTGCAGAAAAAAGTCGGCACAAAGTCTTTTGAGTGCAAGCACCACGAAATATATCAATATCCCGTATTCTCCGCATAAGACGCAGGTTTTTGTTCACGACAGCAAGGCGAGATTTAAAATTTTGGTTTGCGGAAATCGTTGGGGCAAAGACCTATGTTCCATTGCGGATAGCATTAAAAAGTTTATTGAAATGTGTATGGAAGACAGACCTGTCACGCTAAATCCAAAAGTGCATTGGTGGATAATCGCACCGAGTGAAAATTTGGCAAAGCAAAATTGGCGGGATTTAAAGGCGTTATTCCCGAAAGAATTAATCGGGCAAATGCAAGAATCCGAAATGACAATGAAAACTTTTAACGACGGGTTAATTGAGGTCAGAAGTGCTTACGATTCTCAAAGCCTTGTCGGGGTCGGTTTGGATATTGCAACGATTACAGAAGCGGCGAGAATACCCGATTTAGAGGCAACGTGGACTAATATTATGCAAAGGCTCAACTCTCCGAAAAGAGGGGTCAAGGGCAAAGGCGGCGTGGCGATTATAAACTCAACGCCGAATATGGAAAATCCGCGCAGTAATCGATTTTTTTATCAACTTTATCAAATGGGGAAAGTCGGCTCGAAAGACAGAATATCAAGCTATGAGAGTTTTAACTTCACCACGTGGGATAACCCGTATATGGCGGAGAAACGTTACAGAAACATAAATGTCGACGAGAATGGCAAGCCTATCGGAGAGCCTATGACCGAAGAAGAAAGTATCAAAGCTTCGATGTCGATTGACAAGTACGAGCAGGACTATATGGCGAAGTTTATTTTCAGCGGAAACGCAGTCTTTAAAAATCTTGATGCCGTTATGGTTAAACCCGATAAAAAGATTGGAAGAACCGACGTAATGAAATTCTTTTCGGAGATTGCGAAAGTCGACAAAGGCACAAGATATTTTATCGGCTATGACCCCGCTCAAAAGAACGACGGTCATCCGCTTGTAGTTTTTAATTACAAGGGCGAAATGGTTTACGCAGACCCTTTAGACGGCAAGGACTATATGGAGCAGACGAAAAGGGTTTCGGAAGTGTCGAGAATTTACAACAACGCCATTATTTATTACGGTGTTGCAGGTGTAGGAGAAACGCTATCGTTCTTTTTTGAAAAAGAGGGCGTGACGGCAATTCCGGTAAAAGAGCACGGAACGAACAAAAGAGAACTTGTTGAAAATCTTATGCTTTTAATCGAGAGCGGAAGTATCAGCATTTTAGACAGATACGAGATTTACGACCAACTGCTCGGCTACATCAAAGTGGAGTCAAAGACGGGCAGTACTTATACTTATCAAAACGGTTTAGGAGTGGCACACGACGACTGGGTCAGTGCGATTTATATAGCTTTATCGTCTTTTAGAAATCAACAAGTAGCTGCACCCGTATATTTGGGGTTATTTCAATGAAACATTTAATCGAGAATGTTTACATCGGAGCGGAAGATATGGAGATTCCGAAAGAACACGCAAAGGTTTATGTGACAAAGCAAAAACATATTTTCGGTTTTAGAGAAGAAGAATTTTCGGCGGTCGGCTTTATCTTTATCGAATCGCAAGACGGTGAGATTATTTTCAAAGACAAAAAGTCGATTGAGGCATTGATGTTTTTTATGAATGCCCAAACGGACAGAGGTGCGAATATTTATCTGATTTACGATGAACCGCTTTTACAAGAAACGATGACACTTGCATTTATGTACTTAATGGCGAGAAAAGAAAAAGCGGTTTACGAGGATGTTTTATATGACTTTATGACGAGAGTAGGCGATTACAGTTTGAGGAACGCCGAATTAAACGATTTAAAGGGATTTTACGAGGAGTACGGAGGGATTTTTTTTGAAAGTTGTTGTGGATAGCGAAACGGGCGAAGTTTTAAGAGAACTTAACGACTATGACCGAATTTTAAGCAATTCAGTCTACAAAAATTTAAAAAACAGCAAGAGCATTAAATTCAACGACTTTATAACTTTTAATATGCTCAGTCTTCCGAAGATTTACACGCTTTTAACGCCGACGGAGAGGGATGTACTTTTCGGCTTGTCACAGTTTATGCAGTTCGGCTCGAACGAGGTTAAGACGGGAAAAAAGTTTTCGAGAAAAGTTGCAGCGGAGCATATCGGCTACACGCAAAAGACGGTCGGAAAAGCGATTAAAGGCTTGCTCGAAAAAGACGTTTTATATCTCGATGAAAAGCAAAAGCTATACATCAATCCGTTTATTTTAGTCAAGGGCAGACGAACCAAAAACGATATTATAGAGCATTTTAAGGGGTCGATTTTCGATGAGTAGTTTTATTGAAAATTACTACACGCTTGAGGAAGCTTCAAAGGTTTTAAAAATTGATTACAACGCCGTTTTAAATTCACTCGACAAAATCGAGTGGCGGGAAAGGCTTTATAGGCTTGGTTTTAAAGAACTCGCCTACAAGATTATAAAGGTGGACAAGTTTACGGCGGGCAATTTGAAAGACGAATACAAGATTTTGAGAAAGTATGTAAACGATTTCAAGAATATGGGCGCTCTTTTAAAGAAACCGAAAAAGACTTACGAGAAAAAGACGAGGAGCGTTTCGATTGACAAAACGCTTTACGCTTGGCTCGAAGAAAAAGCGGCAGAGATGTCGAGAGCGGGCGAAAAGAAGATTACGACGAGAGATATATGTGAGGTGGCAATAGTTGAATTTATCCAAAAATATGAACGGTGAAAAAATGGAACTTGAAAGCTTGAGAGTGCAAAACACTTTACAGGACTTGGAGGACAAGGATAAAAAGGTTGCACTTCAAGGAATTTTACAAAGCGGAAAACTCAAAGACAAGATTCAAGCGATTGAAGAAAAAAGAGAAAATATCAACGCCATTATAGATGAAAATCGGGTCGAGAGAAGTCTTTTATACGACGAGAAGATAAAAGCCGCAATGAGTACACTCGATGAAATGCTTAAATCGGTTATGCAAAGTGAGGAGTTTAAGACTTCGGACTTAAAAAATATGATGAGCGTTATTGAAAGTTTAAATAAATTGCAAGAAAGAAGCGTCAAGAGTTTGTCGGAGATTAAAGAAGAATCACCGAACAATGTTGTGGTGCGGTTTGAACCGCCAAAGGAGCGATAAATGGGAGTATTTGAACGACTTAACAAGTTAATACCGACGGGCAGAAAGACGTCAATCGACGGTAGAAACGAAAATACGGTCGTTCCGAATTTTTGGAACGGCGGACTTTTAACCGCAAATGCGGGCGAGAATTGCACCGAAAACGAGAAGATTTTACACGTTTTAAATGCACTTGAAAGACCCGAAGAAAAGATACGTTATCTTAGAAAAACGACACCTGAAGTCGGCATGGCGGTTTGGAACTTTTTAAGGCTCTCAAATCAAGGCAGTACGATTACTTTTTACGACGAAAAGGGAAATGCGGACTTGCAACTCGAAGAAGAATGGCGAGAGTTTGCCGCAAGAATAGGCGGTGACAACACAATGGGTCTTGACGGCGTTATAGACAAGCTTCATTACAGCTATTACGTCTTGGGGGCAATGGCAATAGAGGTGGCGGTCTCAAAGGATAGACACGAGATTGAAGACGTTTATGTTGTAAGCCCCGAAACTATAAATTTTAAACTCGAAGATTTAGACGGAGTTAAGACTTTCGTTCCTTATCAAGTGAACGGAAAAAACGAAGTGAAACTCGACAAGAGAAGTGCGAATTTCTTTTATATAGCAAACGACCCCGAAATAAACAATCCTCGGGGCAGTTTACCGCTCCAATCGGTTATAGCACCGCTACAACTGCAAATGGATTTACAAGTGTCTTTATCAAAGATAATTTACCGTCAAGGTTTTCCGAAACTCGATATAACTTTTGACAAGGAAAAGATTATTTCAAGCCTTGACCCGTCAATTACAAGTGACCCCAAAAAGCTTCAACGGGTGCTCGGCAGTATTTTCAATCAAATGGCGGCGGAGTTAAACAACTTAAATCCCGAAAGTCACTTTATACACACCGACGATTACACGATTAAAACGGTTGAGGGGGCAAGTGCAAGCAGAAGTATAGACATCAGAGCCTTGTACGATATGACGGGCGAGCAAGTCACAAACGGTATGAAAACGCTCGGAGCGTTCGTGAACAAGTCGAGCGGAAAGACCGAAACTTGGAGTACGGTTGAGTTCTCAATTATGGTCAGTTACATCAAAAGTTGCCAAAAGGCAAGTAAGAGAATGATTGAAAATGTGGCAAAAATGTGGCTTAGAGTTCAAGGCATTCAAAGAACGGCGGTATTTACGCACAAGTCCATCGACTACAAGAGCGACAAGGACAAGGAAGAACTTAAAGCGGCAAGGCTCGAGTATGCAAAAGGATGCCTCGAAAGCGGTTTTATGACCGAAGAAGAAGCGAGAGATTATGCGACAAAGAACATTTAGGAGGAGTTATGAAAGCAACTGAAAGAGATTTAAAGATTATAAACGGTATGGCGGGGAGCAATTTTACCGCCGACGACGTTGAGATTTTCGCATTTAAGGCGATAGGCGACCGCCCCGTTATGGAAAAAATAGTCATCACCGAAAAGGCGATGAGGCAGTTTGAGGGGCAAGCGAAAAAAGGTGTTCCTTTGATGATTAATCACGCTTGGAAAGACGGCAACAACGCTTATCCGTATGGAAGAAGTTTTGACGCAAGGCTTATCGACGGCGAGGGCGAGGGCGAAACAAAGGCACTCGAAATTTTATTTTATATACCGAAAGACGTGTCACTCGGCGACATCAACACGAACGACGTCATCAGGTCGGTCAAGACGGGGTTACTCATCGAGGCATCGATTGGTTTTACTTATAAAAAAGCAAGGTGCAGCATTTGCGGAAAAGAAGATTGCAGACATCATATAGGCGGAACTTACGCAAACAAGAAGTGTTTTAGAGAAGTTACCGACGCAGATTTATTTGAAATGAGCCTTGTATACAGTCCTGCATATAAAGGGGCGAGAGTGACGGGCTTTGAAAACGGCGAGGACAAGTCGGCGGTAGAGGAAGAAGTGAAAGCACTTACAGGACTTAATTACGGTTATTTATCCGCAACGGGCGGATTAAATATACAAGAAAAAGAAGATAAGGGGGTTGAAGACGTGGTTAAAAAAGACGAAGTCATCACAAAAGACGAAGTTTTAGAAGAAGACGAAGCCTTGAAAAAAAAGACGGACAATGCCGAAAAGAACAAAGTTGAAGTTGAAACTGAAAAAGAAACTGAAACTGAAGCAAAAGAAGCGGAGGATGTAAAAGATGAAAAGGCTGAGAAAGAAACAGAAAGTACCGCTGTGTCGGATGTTCCGAAACCGAAAGATGAAAACGAAAGCGGAGTTTTCTCAATAGACGGTGAAGAAGTTGACAAGCATACTTTAGAAAAGTTTTACACACTCGGAAAGAAAATGTTTTACGAAAAGGTTGAAGAAGCGAAACAAGAAGCCGTGAGAGCAATACCCGACGTAGATTTGGAAGCGTTGGCACTAGGTCTTGAGGACGCAAGTATGGAAGTTCTTGAAAAGAAGATTGAGGGTTACAAGGCGCTACAAATTGACATTCCGACGGGAAGAAAGACGGAAGAACATTTTGATATTTCAATCGAAGACGATTATAGAAAATTCAAACTTTAGGAGGAAAAGATTATGAAGTTGAGATTTAGAGGAATTGGAAACGAAACAGTCACATTTAAAGGCGAAAAAGCCTTAATTGACGCACTCAAAGCAGAAGAATTTGAATCATTCAGCGGTTTATCCGTAGGCATTGTCGCAGGTGATGAACCGACAGTAGGTTTAGGCACAGACGGCGGAAAGATTTACGGTTTTGCACTCGGTTGTGAAGCCGACGACATCGTTACCGTTATGAGGTGCGGAATGGTTGCAAATGTTAAAGGCGACGCACTTGAAGCAGGACAAACAGTAGTCCTTGACGGAAAAGGCGGAGTTAAAGCAGGCGAAGGCAAGGCAGTAGTTGTCGCAGTCGGACTAGCCGACGAGGGCACAGTTGTAGATTTGAAATAGGAGGCATGGAGTTATGACTTTAGAAAGAATTACAAAGGAAACTTATTTTTTAGCAAGCAAAGAGGGAATGACCGTTACCGAGTATATGGATAAGGTCGACAAGGAAAACGGCGTTGATACATCAGATAATTTAGACGCTTTTGAAAGACGTTTAAAGGAAATGAACGTTGCACTTAACGACACGGGGGCATCTGTCGGTGCTTTTATGAGAACAGACCAAGTAAGAGCATTATTCCCTGAATTTGTAAGACGTGTTTATTCAGTCGACATCAAAGATGAACCAATCAGAAATCTCTTGATTGCGGGCACAGTAAACGTAAATTCAGACGTCGTTAAAACAGTTGAGTTTGACACAAAAGATTCAGATTTGGCAATGGCAAGAATCGGCGAGGGTGCAGAACTTCCGAGAATTACCGTCAAGACAAAAGAGGGGGCACTCAATCTCTTTAAATACGGTAGAGCCATTGAAGCAACTTATGAAGTCGTGGCAAGAATGGGCGTATCAATGTTCAGAGGACTTGTTCAAGCAGTTAGAAACGCAACACTCGCAGACAGAGTTGAAGCAATTTTAGACGCACTTGTAAAAGACGTTGAAGTTAAGTCACTCGACACACTCACAATGGAATCACTTGTCAAGTTTTTAGGAACAAACTCAAAGAAAGTCGGCTTCTTCGACACTATCATCGTCAATGAAGCAGGTTTTAAAGCTGTTACAGACATTTTATATCCGATTGCGGGCAAAGAGTTAGACCCGCTTATGAAATCCGTTTACGGCGTTGTTAAGGTCGATTTAGGGGCAACTAATACCGCACTCAATATCATTTACAGACCTGAACTTAACGACATTGTTACAAAGGCATCGGGTAAGACGGGAATTATCGCATTTAAACGCAGCCAAGCCGTTTATGAATACAAGCAAGTAAACTCCAACGTTGAAGAAAGCGCAAGATTTATCGAAAAACAAACTCAAATCTTGACTGTTTCAGAAAACATCGGATACGACAAGTTCAATAAAGACGCAGTACTCGCTTTAAAAATCGGTAAATAACAATGATTGATGAAGCGGAAAGAGTTAGGCAAGTTTTAGGGATTGACGATTCGTATTTGAAAGACGATGAGGTTATGTATCCCGAGTTTATGCCACAGGCGGAACTTATCATCAAAGGCTTATATCCAACGCTTTTTGATGAGTCCGCCACTCTTCCCCTTGAAATCGAAAGCGCCAAAGAAAGCGCAATAGTTTACAAGACGGCACTTTTACTATTACCGTCACTGCCGAGGAGATTTCCGAAAAGACAAAAGGGCGAACACGCTGAATTTGAAATCGACGCAAAGAGTATCAAGGCGGATTTGGAAGATAATCTCAAAGATATTTTCAAGATTTTCGACGATTTTATCATCGACAACGACGAGCCGTGTTTACCGATTTTCAGAGTGACGGGCAGAAATTGCAAGAAATGCGGGTGGTAGAAATGCTTGACACTATGGCGCACAGATTTGCAAGGAGCAGAGGTTATGTAGGGCGTGAACTCAAACCGAAATGTCCGAACTTAAATCTGTTTTCGGGCATGGAATACGAAATTGTATGCGGCAGAACTTTTTATCTGTCGATTACGAGAAATTCAAAGAGTGGACAAAACTTAGGTCTTAGGGAATCGCTATGGACGGGTTATCTTGCGGAGAAAAATCATAAACACGACACCCGAGATACGGTCGGAGCGGATATTCCCGAACTTTTAATCATCAATCCGAAAGTACCTTATATGAACAACTGCCTAATAATCGAGGATAACGTCTATTTGGTGCTTAGCAGAAAGTACGAACCCGAAAGCAAAGAGTGGTCGGTTTTACTTACGAGAGCGAACTCAAACATCAGAGAGATTGACGATAGCGGAGACGGTTACGAAATCGACAGAAACGGCAACAGAAAGCGTGTGAAAAGAAAGTATGTCGAGGGTGCAGACGGCGTTTTTCCTTGTTACCTTGAAATCGAAAATTACAGAATGAGAGATTCCGAAGAGGGAAGAGATAACGCCACGAAGTACACGGTTGTCGTGAGTAACAGAATGTCGGGAGAGTTAAACGACACTATAAACGTCTTTACGGGGCGTGAATATGAAGATTTTACCGTTTCATCGGTAGATTATGCCTCATTCGACAGATATAAGATTATGCAACTTACTAAAAGCAAGAGGAATTGATGTATGGACAGTTGTTATTTGGTGGTTTTTAACAAGACCGAAAAGAATATGAAAGAAGAATTTGAGAAGCGATTTTCAAAAATCGGAATAGAAAGAAACGAAATTAATTGGGATTTGTTCGACACTCCATATATTTTGGAGAACGCAAGCGATGTGGTTCTAATTGATTTACTCGATATTTTTTACGATAAAAATTTTTCGTGCGACAGAACAGCACTAGAACTTTTGGACAATTTCAAGCTTGAAACAATCGTGAAGCTTTACACCGTCGAGAACGGAGAAAGTGACGAGGTGGTTAAAACAGCCACTAACAACTGGATAGAAGCAAGGAACGAACTTTATGCGAATATATTTTGACAAAAGAGCGTTTGAAAGCGATTTACTTACCGCTATAAAAGGCACGCTCATTATGCAAGGCGACGAGATTTATTCGGAGGCAATAAACCGACTTTTCACGAAAGAGGGAAAAGAGAGTTTGACAAACGACGGAATCAAGTTTATCGACACGGTTGCAAAAGTTATGTTTTATCAGTTTACGGGCGGCGCATATTTCGCAATGGATGAGTTCGGGCAAGGTTCAAAAATGGACACGGACAATCCCGAACTCGAAAGGTATAAAAACTCCGACTTATGGAACAAGAACAGAATCGGAAACGCCATTTATTCGAGGGATAAGGGCAAGTGGACAGATATTTTCGGTGAGGAAAGAGAAAACAAGTCAAGTCCGAAAGAGCCTATAAATCTCGAAGAAGTGTGGCAAGAGAGTAACCCCGAAATGTACGAAAGAATGGTTAGAGAGCCGAGCCACGCACTTAGAGAAGCTTTTCGCAGTATGAATAAAGAACGCTCAAAGAAGTTTTACGATTTTTTAATCGACAATATGGACTTTTCAAAATACATCAAAGTGAGTGCGACGAAGAAAGTGAGGTAGACGATGATTGAAAGAGATAGAACGCTTTTCACGTGGCTAGATATTGCGGGTGCAGTATATAGAAAGCTTAGTGATGAGGTCAAGGATAAAGACGGCAAGTCGTATCCGATATACAAGACACCGTGGTCGGACAAGCTTACAAAGGGAGATATTTCAATCAGACTTTATCAGATAGGCGAAAGGGAGTTGTTCGGCACAAACACTTTCGAGCAAAGATTTATCGTTGCGGTCACGGGAGGCATAAACAATCAAGCCGAGATTGAGGAAGTTGTAAAAAAAGTATATAAAACGCTACACAACAGAGTGATTAACGGAGTTTTAATCAGAAAAAGAATAGGTTCAAGCAACGCACAAGATTATTCCACGAGTGAAACAATCGAGTACAAAGCTGAATTTTACTATGTGAATTGGAATTTTTAGGAGGGAATTATGTCACAAAAAGAATTTAACAAGAATTTAAGAAAAGCGGAGTTTTCGCAAAATGCAGGTTATGTAACTATGTTTTTACTTGACGGAAACGGCATTCCGTCTATGAAGAAAGAGGATGTTTTACAGTTTCAAAACGGTACTGTTTTAAATATCACATCAACATCAACACCGCAAACAACAGAAATTGAATCGGGCAACTCAAGAAACCCGTTAGCAATTATCTCGCAAGGCGAAGAAACAACATTGAAACTCGAAGTCAATATGATTAATCGAGATATTTTGGCAAAGCTTCAAGGCTATTACTATGAAGAAGTCAAGGAAGAAAAGCTTATTGAACAAGCGGGCGTTATCGTTGTTGACGAAGACGGAACAGTAGATTTCGGCGAGTTAGATATTCAAAAAGCAATCTTCACACAAACCGACGGAACATCATATATTGCAACACTTACAGAAGATGCCGAAGCAGCAAAAGGCTACGACAAAGCACTTACAATCAAAGCTGAAGCAGGCACAGGCGAAAAGAAATCACATAAAGTTGACTTCGGTAAAGAAATGGCGGGCATGAGGCTTGACGCTTATTGGACTTACAAGGACAATAATCACATTTACGAAGCACAACAAAAGACACCGATTAGACCGTATGTTAAAATCGTTCATTCATTCAACGCCATTACATCAGACCAACTTACAAGAAAGAAAATTACAACAACTTGGTTCAAAATGCAACTTGACGGAGCAGTTGAAAAGACTTCATCAAAAGAACCGCAAAGAATGACACTTAACTTTAAGTCACTCGAGCCAAAGGGTTGTAAAATCGGAGAAACAACAATCACGGAAGTGCCGTTACAATCGTGCTAATACAAGGGGGTCACACCCCTTTTTACATATTTTTTAAAGGAGTTTTATTATGAGTGAAAAGAAGACGTATAATTTGAGCCAAATGTTTGCGGAGGGTGAAGATTTTAAAGTAGGACAAAATGAATATATTGTTTACCCCCTTACAATTGCCCACGCAAATGAATTTGTTAAAACGGACATCAGCTTAGTGGCAATTCAGAATTTTTTCGATGAGAAAATGCAAAAGAATTTAGCGAAGTGGTTCGGAGAGGTTTCGGTCACTTGTAATAACAACGTCTTCAAGAAACGTTTTATCAAGTACAAAGACGGAGCAGATTTCAGTTTTGAAAGCGCTATGAAAGACGGTTGGACTGTTAAAGACGTTCAAAGATTTTTAAAGCTTTTGGTGGCATTGTCGGACTAAATATCGTGGGGTCGAGAGGCGATACGGGAGAAGATGAGAATTACAACGTTGTAATCGCTTATCTCTTAAAGGAATACGGGCTTGGGATTGACGATGTTCTGATGATGACTTATAAGCAGCTGTCGGGAATTTTCGATTCCACGGTAAATTACGAAGATGAGGACAAAGAAGTACCACACGAGGTCGACGAAAACGGGGATATGGTTTTTGAAAGCGACGCGGACTTAATGGCATATTTGAGCCAAAGGGGGTTGATGTTATAAATGGCAGACGATAGACAAGAAGTCAAGATTATGCAGTTTTTGGGTCTCGATTACTCAAAGGCGATAGAGGAAGCGGAAAAGCTTAACAAGGCATTGAAAGAACTCGACAAGTCGCTCGACGAGGTTGAAAAAGGCAAAGGCTCGAAAGGCGGCGGCGGTATTCTTTCGGGCGAGAAAAAAGCGGTGGAAGAAACCGTTACGGCGATGAAGTCGAGAACAAAGGAAACCGAAACTTATTACGCCTATTTAAAGTCTATAAAGCTTATCGAAGAAGCGAGAGCAAAGGCGAACAATCAAAGATTGGTTGAGGAAGCACAAAGCCAAAGCATTGTTTTAAGAGATTTAGTTAAAAGGCGTGAGGAACTCGAAGAAATTTATCAAGTTGAGGCACAGATTCAAAGGGAAAGGGTTGTCAGAAAAAATCCCGAATTAAGCGAAGCGGGAATAAATAAAGCCGTTTCGGAGAATGAAAAGATTTTAGATATTAAATCGAAAATCGCCGAAGTTGAGAAAGACACGGCTTCAACAATGAGAGAACAGAGTGTTTTAACCGCAAGGATAAAGAAAGACGCGGAAGTCAGAAAAACGCAAGAAGCTGAACTCAATGACCAACTTGAAATTTCGAGAACAAAGGCAAGTATAAGTGAATCGAGAAGACTTATGCAGTCGGCAAAGATTTCGGGCGATACGAAGCTTATTTCAAGCGAACTTAAAAATCAAGTAAATTCACTCGATGAAATTTTACAAAAGAACGGAAAATTGACCGCAGATGAATCGAGCCGTCTTAAAAACTTACAAAAGCAATCGAAGATTTTAAGAGAGAGGGTCAATTCCGAAATATCGGACAAGACTGCCGACGGAAACCTCATAGGCGAGGAGTTTAAACGCCGTGTAGGTTGGTTTATTTCGGGGTCTATATGGTCTGAAATGGTTAGTCAAGGCAAAGAATTTATTCGAGATATGAAAGAAATCGAAGAAGGCATGATGGAAATCTCGAGGGTTATGCAGGACGCAACATACAACTCGGATAAATTCAGAGACAGTCTTATGGAAATCGGACACACTTACGGCTACACTTTTCAAGATATGCAACCAATCGCAACAAGGTGGGCACAATCGGGTTATGACGCAGCGGACACGCTCGAACTTACAAAAAACTCGTTACTTGCTTTAAACGTTGCGGAACTTGACGCAAAGCAGTCGACGGAGGGTCTTATTGCTATTATGCAACAATGGGGGCTCGAGGCAAAACAGTCGGAAATGCTTATAGATAAAATCAATAAAACGGCGGACAGTTTTCCCGTTACATCGCAAGACGTGGTAGACGGTCTTCAAAAAATGGGGGCAACTGCAAAGAACGCAAATATGAGCCTTGACGAAACCATTGCAGTTTTGGTAGCTATGAAAAGTGCGAGCGGTGCGACGGGTAAAGAAGTCGGAAACGCTGCAAAGTCGATTTTGTCGTATGTTCAAAGAGCGGCAAGTATAGACACTTTTGAATCGCTCGGAATCGATGTTTTTACGGACGAAACAAAGACGAAGTTCAAAAGTATTATGGATATTTTCGACCAAATCTCGGATAAATGGAAAGACGCTTCAAATGAGATTAAAGACGGGTTCGTAAAGGCGGCGGATGACGCAGGTCTTATGAACGAAGAAGTTGCAAAAACAAACGGACTTATGAAAGAATTTAACGATATAAATCGTAGAGACGTTTCGCAAGCGGCAGCAGGGGTTTTCAGAAGAAACTATTTTATCTCATTAATCGAGAATATGAGGCAAACCAAAGACGTTATGGAAGAACTGCGTGACGTCGAGGGATATTCAAGGCGTGAAAATGAAAACGCAATGGAAACACAAGCCAAAAGAATCGAGCAAGTCAAGAACAGTTTTCAACAGCTTAAACTTACATTTGCGGACAGCGGAATACAAGAAATGTTTAAAGTTCTCATCTCGGGCGGTGACGACGTGCTTAAAATACTCAATAAAATCCCACCCGAAGTGGTTCAAATCGGCACTCAATTTGCAATGGTCAGCGCTTCGGTCAGAGGTCTTGAGAGTTTGAAGAAGTTAGAGGGCGTTAAATCGCTCTTAAACGCCACGGGAAAAGATATTAATATACTTGGGTTCAAAGATGAAATAGGAGCCGTAAAAACAGCAATAGACGCCTTTAAAGTGTCAGCAAGCGGTGGGGGCGGAGTAGTAAAAAATTTAGGCGCCGCTTTCAGCGCGGCGACTACATCGGCGGAGGGTTTTCAAATAGGCTTGGGCAGTATAACCTTTGCAATTATGGCGGGGGTTACGGCATATAAGCTTATCTCGAAAGCGATTAAAGACTATAAAGAGAGATACGATAACCTCTTAAAAACTCAAGAAGATTCAATGTTAAAACTCGAAGATGAGGAAACGAGCCTTAGAAAGCTTAAACGAACTCGGGAAGAAATGGTTGAACTCAATCAAAAGATATATAAAGGCGAGGGCAATGCTTCCGACAAGACGAGATTACTTGAAATTCAAAGAGAACTTGTAGACACTTACGGAATGACCCCCGAAAAGATAGACGATGAGGGAAATGCTTATGTTCAAAATACTCAAAAAGTTTTGGACTATATAGACGCAAAAGAACAAGCATTAGAGGTCTCCAAAAAGGAAGCAAACGACGAGTTTGATAACAATCAATCCGATATTAAAGAGGGTTACGAAAAGGCGATTGAAGATAGCAAAGCATACGCCGAAAGCTTGAAAAAGACGCAAAAAAGTATTTTAGAGTTAAGAAAAAAGATTAGTGAACAAGAAAAAGGCGGTTTGTGGAGCAAGTTAAAACTCAGCGGCACAAAAGAAGCACTCGAAAAGCTTATAGACTATCAAAAACACGCACAAGAAGAATACAAAAAGTCGATTGATTTTATAAACGAGGCGGAGCAACTCGGCAGAAAGCAAGCTTTAAGAATTTTAGACGACTATGTAAACGAAGCAAAGAAAAAATCGAAAGAATATTCCGAAGCCGAAATTCAAGGTTATAGAGATATTATCGCCAATGCGAAATTTGCGGGAAAGTCGAGAATCGAGATTGAAAAGCAAGTCAAGGATATTATGGAGAGAACGGCGGAGAACTCGGGCGGACTTAAAGAACTGCGAAAGGCACTCGAGGGAACAGGCATCAGCTATGACGGCGTTAATCTTAGTATGGAGCAAAACGTAAAAGCTATGAAAGAAGCTCAATCCGAAACGGACACGCTTGTAGGTGCGGTCAGAAATGTAGACGACCAACTTATTGTTTCAATGTCGTCTATGGGTTCGCTCGAGCGTGAGGTTTCAAACTTGTCGAGAGAGTATGACGAACTTACAAAGATACAAGAAGAATTGAAAAACGGAAATATGCTTACGGAAGAATCGCTTAACCGTCTATGTCAAGTATTTCCCGAACTCAAAAATCAGACGGATTTAAGTTCGGAAGCCGTTTCGGCGTTTTTAAATGAAATGCTTGCAACGAGAGAGGGTTATATCAGAGCACAGTTAGATATGACAACTACCGCAAACTTAAACACGAATGACAGAATCTTAAGTCTTAAGGAAGAAATGAAAGCGTGGGCACAGTTTTTAGCAAATATAAACGAAGCAAGAGAACAAGCCGACTATATTGCGAGAAATGCTAGAGCGGTACGAAATGAAAACATCGGTAGAGGCAGAGACTTTTTGGAAGAACCAACCGCAAATGATTTCGCAAAGTACGGAGCACTTAGAAAGAGTACGGAGTTGAAACTGAAACGTAGTGTTAGCGAGATTAAGGCTCTTACAAGCGAAACTTCGGCATCGGCTTCAAAAAGTATTCAAGCCGTTATAGACAAATTGAACAAAGGCATTGCAACCTCGAACAAGGCAGGGCGTTCGGCAAGAAGAAGCGGGGGTGCCGCAAAGAGAGCGTCGGCGGACAGAGCGTCGGCACAAAAACAAGAGAATACGGCTTTAAAAGAGGCGTTAGAACTTATAGACAGACGAGCAAAACTTGAAAAAGAAACTTATTTGACTGCAAAGAGAGATTTGGTCGCTTTAAGGGATATAAAGGCAAGGCTTGCAAAGACAGATGATGAAAAGTTCGACCTTGATGTTCGCATTATGGAAATGGAGAAAAAATATTTTTCACTTAGACTTGAAAACTCGAAAAGGTGGATTGAAGAACAAAAGAAACTTAGAATTTTCAATTTGGAAGATGAAATCGCAGCGTGGGAAAGAATTAAAAAAGGTCAAGGCGATTATATAGAAGCGGCGACAGAAGCCGAAGAAAAGCTTTACGAACTTAGAAAAAGTCTTAGAGAAAAGAATATCAAAGACGAAGAAACATATATCGGCAGACTTAAAAGAGTAAATCTTTTATCAAATGAAGATGAAATTTCGATGTACGAAAGTTTATACAGCAAGTTTAACGCCGAAAGCGAGAGTGAAAAGTTTGACAGAATTGAGAACTTGTACGGGCTTTATCACAAGCGTATAGACGATATATTCAAAGATATAGACGACAATCACAACAAAGCGATTAAGTCGATGACGGATTCGATTAAAAACAGTCCGCTTGTGGACAACTTGAAAAATCTCGACAGTCAGTTAAAGACACTCAAATACAAAAAAGCGGAACAGGACAATCTCAAAAAAATGGAAGATACAATCAAAAAACTTCGTGAACTTAGAGAAGAAGCAAAGGCACTCGGAATGGACACGGAGGGATTGTTCGGAAGTTTACCTCAAGAATATTTGAGTATGCTTGACGGGGCACTTACGGAAGATGAAAAGCTTACGAGAATGCACAAGGCGAGAATTAAGAATATCGAGGAAGAGGGCAAGGCTTTATCGGCACTCAAGCAAAAAGAAATCGACGATATAAACAGGCAGATTGAAGCACTTGAAAAGCTTGAGGAAAAAGAAAGAAAAGACAAGGAACTTGCAAAACTCAAAGAAGAACTAGAATATTACAAGGTCAGAACGAGCGAAGAAGCAAGGAAAAAAGTCAAGGAACTCGAAGAAAAAATCAATGAATTTTTGGTTAATGATTCGAGAAAGAGCGAAAAAGAAAAGCTGAAAGACAAGGCGGACAAGCTTAAAAAAGAAAAAGATTTAATCGACGACGATTACAAAAACAAGAAAAAACGCCTTGAAGATGAGTTTAATCTCGAAAAGAAAATCAGAGACGAGATAGCAAGTATCCGAAAAGACGGCAAAGAATACTCGATTGAACTTGAAATTGAAAGGCTTACGGACTACAAATCGAAACTTGAGGAAGAAAAAAGACTGCAAGAAGAAAGAATGCAGGAAGAAGTCAAGAAAAAAGAGGAACAGTACGAACTTTTAAAATCGAAGTTTACAGACCATATGAAGAACGTTATAGCTTTGTCGGCAAGTTTATCGAAAGACGCTTTTGATGAGTGGCAAAGGAATTATATCATTCCTATGCAAAACGCCCTTGAACGTGGCGATTACGGCGAAGCAATGGGTTATATGGCAAGGTCGGAAAGCTATGTCGAGAAAAAGTCGAGTGAAAATAGAGATTATTACAGTCGAGAAAGTATAAATCAAAGAAGCAATAACAGACTTATTTACGAACTTGCTTCGAGGATTGTTGAACTCAAGCGAGATTGGGAAATGTACCACGAGCAAGGCAACAGAACGGGCATGAACCGTGTGAATAGTGAGGCAAACAAGCTTAGAGCGAGGTTGTCACAGTACGACGCGAGCCTTGCAAACTTGCTTTTAAACAGCGGACTTAAAGAGAGTGAAAGAATTTTAGCGGGACTGCCGAAATATCATACGGGCGGCGAGGTGTTGAAAGACGGAATTGCAGCACTTAAAAAGAACGAAATTGTTTTACCGCCGAACCTTAGTGTCGAGTTTAAGGCACTTAGAGATTTGATTATTAAAAATCCGCCGTCAAAGGTCACAAACGACAATCGAAGTGAGAACGTGAAAAGAGTTATCAACATAGACAGTATTTTAAAAACAGATGATGTCAGATTTAACGACAGACGCGAAAAAGAAGACGTTATCAAAGAAATTACAAATGTTTTGAGGAGTTTATAAAGGGGGCGAAAGAGTTGTTTTGTTGCACAGATTTGGAACAGCAAGTCTTGAAGATTCACAGAGGGGATACGAAAATTATCCCCGTGCGATTCTTAAAAGACGGAAAAGAGGTTCAGTATGAACTTACAAGCGTGAAACTTACCGTCAAAAAGAGAGTTCGGGACAAGGACTTTATCTTTCAAAAGACGGGAGTTTTAGAGAAAAACGAGTACATTATTAAAATCGAGCCGAACGACACGAAAGAGTTGGAGTTCGGAAATTATGTGTACGACGTTGAGATTACAAAGAAAAACGGCGATGTACACACGATTTTATTTGGAATGTTTAAGATTTTAGGGGAGGTATCATAGGTGGCGATTAATGTTTACTTGAACAACAGAGATGAGGTTTTGAACGTACACTTAAACGAAAGTGGTGCAAAAGGCGAAAAAGGTGACCCGATTAAGATTGTCGAAACGACGGTCGACAATCAAGGGAACACCGTTATTAAGTTTAACGACGGCAGTACCACAACTATTAAGAAAGGCGAACGAGGAGAAAAGGGCGAGAAAGGCGACGGTATTACCGTTTTAGGTACTGAAAAGAACACAAACGGAGATTTGGTTGTAAAGTTTTCAGACGGCTCGAAAGTCACCGTTCCAAAGGGCGATAAAGGCGAGCAAGGCGAAGTCGGAAAGGCGGGTGCTACGGGCGAGAGTGCGAAGATTACATCGCAAAGAAAACTCGATAACGGCGACACCGAACTTAGTTTTAACGACGGCACGAAAGTGGTTATCCCGAAAGGCGAGAAAGGCGACAAAGGCTTAAAAGGCGACACGGGTGCTAAAGGTGAACAAGGAAACACGGGCGAAGCTTCAAAGATTTTAAGTACCGAATACGACAGCGAGGGGAACACCGTTATTAAATTCAACGACGGCAGTTCGGTTACGGTTAAAAAAGGTGCAAAAGGCGACAAGGGTGCAACGGGAGAGCAAGGAAAGCAAGGCGACAAGGGCGATACGGGAGAGCCGCTTAAAGTTTTAAGCACAAGTACCGACAACTCGGGAAACACCGTCATAAAGTTTTCAGATAACAGTACGGTCACCATTAAAAAAGGCGATAAAGGCGATAAGGGCGAACAAGGAATTAAAGGCGATATTGGCGAAAGCGCGAAAATCGTCACTGAAACGAAAGACGAAAACGGAAACACGCTTATCACTTTTAACGACGGAAAGACCGTTACGATTAGAAAAGGCGATAAAGGCGATACGGGAGCAAAAGGCGATAAAGGTGCTAAAGGCGATACGGGCGTAAAAGGCGATAAAGGCGACAGTATTACCGTTCAAAGTTCGAGCCTTGATACAAACGGAAATACGGTTATCAAGTTTTCAGACGGAAAGTCAATTACCGTAAATAAAGGAGATAAGGGCGAACAAGGAATAAAGGGCGAAAAAGGCGAGCCGTTTAAGTATGAAGATTTCACGAAAGAGCAGATAGACAGTTTAAAGGCAAGTTTTAACGTGAGAGAGGTTACAAGTCTTACGGGAACGGGCGACGTTACAACGCTTTATGTTTACGAGGGCGGCTTGTATTTTTGGAACGGCACGGAGTACAAAAAGGCGGTTGATTTATCCAAAAAGGTCGATACATCAAGCATTACAAGCGACGAGAACGCAAGCGGTGCGGACAAGGTTTTCAGCGTGGACTTTATCAAGGCAAAACTTAAAGAAATGGGAGTGAAAATCGACAAAAAGGTCAGTGAGGAGCAAGGAAAAGGCTTATCCACCAACGATTACACCGACGCTGCAAAAGCAAAGGTCGACGCAATTCCCGCAAATGCAAAGTTCACAGACACGACTTATGATTTGACACCGTATGCAAAGACCACAGATTTACCGAAGAATTTATCCGAACTTGCAGACGATGAAACTCATAGAACGGTCACAGATACGGAAAAAACATCGTGGAGTGGCAAGGCGGAAAAGACGGATATTCCGACGAAGTTGTCCGAACTTACAAACGATGAGAATTTTAAAACGGAAACGGAAATTAAGGCACTTATTAAAACCGAAGCACCGAAACAAGATTTGTCGGGATATGCAAAGACGACGGATTTACCTACAAAAGTTTCGGATTTGACTAACGACAGCGGTTTTAAAACGGAGACGGAGATTAAGAATTTAATCACAGAAAATGCTCCGAAACAAGACTTGACACCGTATGCAAAAAAGACCGAACTGCCGAAGAATTTATCAGAACTTACAAACGACAAGGGATATAAGACTGAAGCGGAGATTAAGGCACTTATAGAAAGTTCAAGCAAGCTTAAAAAATCAGTTGTCGACAAATTACCGACAACTGGAAAAGACGATGTGATTTATCTCGTTAAGGACACGAAAGGAAAGACGGGCAATGTCTATCTCGAATATTTGTGGATAAATAACGCTTTTGAACTTATAGGCAGTACGTCAGTCGATTTATCGGGTTATGCAAAAACGACGGATATAAAGACGAAGTTGTCGGATTTGACCACAGATTCAACTCATAGACTTGTAACGGACGCCGAAAAAGAATTGTGGAACAGCAAAGTGGGAAAAGGCGACGATATTTCGGATAATATCGTGGTCTATAACGAGTGTACGGACGACGTATGCAATGCAAACACTAAAAAGACTGTCAGCGAAGCGCTCAATTATATCAATCAATCTTGGCAAGGTTCGACGGGTCAATTGTTAAACTTATATGTGGATTTGCAAAGTGACGTTTCGGGTCTTAAAACTTCAAAGGCAAGCACAACAGATATTAAGACGAAATTATCAGAGATGACTTCGGACGCTACCCACAGAACTGTAACGGACACCGAAAAAACGACTTGGAACAATAAGGTCGACAAGGTGAGCGGAAAGGGTTTATCGACAAACGATTTTACGAGCAGTTATAAGAAAAAACTCGATAATCTATCAAGCACTGCAACGGGAAGCGAAGCGACTACATCAAATCGTGGTTATATGAGCGCGGCGGATAAAAAGAAACTTGACGGGATTGATTTAAGCAAGTATGCGGAAACGGGGTCATTGAGCGCTTTGGGGCAAGAAGTCAGAGCAATAGGTGCATTGGCGGGCAATAACAAAGCTAGTATACAAGCAATTACAGGAATGACTACAAGTGAAGTGGAGGCGGTTTTGAATGAAGTTTTTGGATAGCGACGGATTAAAGGTTGTTTTAAACCGAATTAAAAGCACATTTGCAACTAAAGCGGAGTTAAGTGCAGTTGAAAAGCGTATCGGGGGGGTACTTTAATCGAGGGGTACTTCAAGACCAATAACGGTAAGGGACTATATTGCAAGGTTTTAGAAACGAACGATAAGTATGAAATATGGAGCAATTTAAAGCTTTCAAATTCATATAGCAAGAATTTAAGCAATTTGCCGACAGGAAAGAAGTTTTTAGGAAATGCAATTACTTTTAAAAGAGCGTATTCGTTATGGCAGTCGGAGTTGGGCGGCTACGGAGAGACAGCAATTGTACGATTTGATTTTTCAGTTGGTGGTATAGAATGTGTGAATTTATCGGGTGCTAATTTAAGTGCCACCGAACATACGGGAAAAGAAAGTGATTTTGTATTTTTAGGGAGCGTGATTAAGAAGTGACTAAATTTGTTACAAATGAAAATTTAAAGCAGTCTTTAAACAAAGTTAAAGACGAGTGTAAGAAAATTAAGGTGCTGACACAGAGCGAGTATGACGCTTTGTCGAGTACAGAAAAAAATAGAGCGGACACTTTGTATTTTATAAAGGAGTAGGTTATGTTAGTTGATGAAAAGATAACCAAAATTATCGGTGGGGGGGGTACGGAATAGCGGAAGTAAAACATATGGAAAAAACATTGTGGAAAAAAGAGCCGACATATGTACTAACCACTTTAGGAGATGAGAGATATTTTATCGAGAGACCCGATTTAGTGGAAAAATATCTGAAAGAAGCGGAAGGAATGAGAGCATTTATGGTTAAACAATCTGATTTTGTAAAAGACGACAAAGACAGGATAGAATTATGGATTAACGATAACCGTGATGATTTTATTCAATATTATCTTACAGTTTCAAGTATGGATTTATTTTTAAATGTACCTAAGAATCCACCCGACGCTACAGGCGGAATAATAGAAGTTCCATTCAATTCGGTTTTAGACGGCGGAGAAGAAAGCTTTATGCGAGCTAAAATAGGCATTGACACCGTAAGAGGAGGTTCTTTTGTATTGGATTCTCTTTGCATAGTTTGTAATGCAGACATAGTAGATACGGTTAAAATAGGCATAATTAAAAAATGGCAAGAGGATTTAAAAGATGAGGAATTGCAAAAACATAAAGAAATTCAAGAAAAAGTCGCTAGGTATTTTATAGAAGAAAATCATAATTAAAAAAGGGGTGATAAATAATTGCTTATAGATAAGTCAATTACAAAAGCTTTATGCAATGAAGCAGAAATTGAGGAAGTAAGATATATGGAAAAAACTATATGGACTAAATCTCCACCCGCTATAATCGTCAATGTTACAGACACAAGTTGGTTCGATAAAAGAACGTATTCACAAACAGATATACTCCCACTTGGTTATGCAATTAAAAATTTAAAAGATACACAGTCGGCTTGGATTGCAATGCCGCTTAGTGCGGAATATGGTAGAGATTTTCAATTAGTAGCGGAAATTGCAGGATTGACGTTAAAACAATATACGGATGGAGACACCTACCTAAAAACGGATAAATGGCAATTTATAAGTTTGAGACCCTCTATTGAGGGAAGCGTTAAAACATACGTCGCAAATACAACGAGTTCAATGGCACCGAAGTTAAAGGCGGTGATTATAGATAAGTCGACTCATGCGGAAGAAAAAGAGATTTTAAAGAAGTTGGTTTTATAAAACAGAAAGGAGCGAAGCTATGGGAGTTGAAAATTTTGTAAAGAATATTGACAGTTCGGGAATTTATGCGGTTATCGCAGCGGTTTTTCTCTATTATGTCATCGTCGTTATGCCAAAAGAGAAAAAGGAGTTAAACGCAATGATAGAAAAGGTTGCGACGGTGATTGCAAACAATACGGAAGTCATAAGAGAAACAAAGGCAATTCATCGGGAAATGGGAAAGACTTTAGACGAGATTAGGGCAGATATTAAAGAACTCAAAACATCGACTGATTTGACTAGTGTTTACACAATGCTCGAAAAGCTTGAGGACAAGATTAATCAGTTGGGAAAATGATTGATGAGATAGAGAGGGGGTGAGGTTTTGGTCGATTTTAAATACAAACCTATAAAATACAATTTTTCATCGAGATACGGAAGAAAGATAGAGTGGATTGTCATTCACGATACGGCGAACCCTCGAAAAGGGGCGAATGCGTATAACCATTACCGCTATTTCGGGGGCGGTGACAGACGAAGTTCGGCTCATTATTTCGTGGACAGCAAGGAAATTATTCAGATTGTCGGCGACAGTAAAGCGGCGTGGCATTGCGGAGATAGGCGGTCAAGAAACGGTTGCACGAATTTTAACTCGATAGGGGTTGAGATTTGCATTAATGCCGACGGAGATTACGAAAAGGCGGTCTATTATGCGATAGAACTTGTTAAAAATCTTATGGTTAGGTTTAAAATTCCGCTCGAAAGGGTTTGCAGACACAAAGACGTTACGGGAAAGAACTGCCCAGGAACTTTTTCCGAAGAAGATTGGGAAAATTTTAAGAAACGTTTAGGCGAGCCTATGGAGATTTTATTTGACCTTAACAAGGACAGTAAGGGGGTTTACTTGAAAAAAGAAGATTTGACTCATAAAGATAAAGACGACGTGAAAGACAAAGAAGATGAAAAGGAAGAAGTCGCCGAAGAAGAAAAGATTACTACTTTGATTGAGCATAGAAAACTCAATATCTTAAAAACGAAGTCAACAAATATTTATCAAGTTTTTATGAAAGGCGATACGCTTTTAAAAAGAGGAGCGTACGGCATTAATGGTACTTTTTTCGATACTAAACATAGAATAACTGAGGGCAGCATTTGGGGGATTGCCGTCAACAACGGCGTGCCGCTCGGTCCGAACTCCGATAGGGTTGACTATAACAAGGCGATTAGAAAAGGCACTTTGTATATAGATTGGCAGGGAAACTGCGGTGTTAAGACGGTGAACAATATCTTGGAACTCGGCAAGGTCAAGTTTGCGGTTTCGGGGGTCGGTTTAACTCCGACATATGACCCGAAAGCGGAGAGAACGAGAAGCGATATTTTAGGCTTTACTTGGCACACAGCAATCGGATATAAGGGAACAGACGTATATCTCATCACGACAAGGCAGAAGATGAGTATGGTTGATTTTAAGAAACTTATAGACGAGTTTTTAGAACTCGAGGGCGTTGTCGCTTTAGACGGTGGAGGCAGTACGGAGTTTTATTACAAGAAACGTTGGCAAGGCAGCGGTAGAGGTCTTGCGAGTGCAATAGGTATTAGAGAATTTGATTAGGAGGAATTGAATTATGAAAGAAATTATTATTTGCGGTATTGGACTTTTGGGAGCACTTATAACGTATTTTCTCGTTCCGCTTTTAAAAGACAAAACGGAACTTACGCAAAGGCAGTTTATCGTTGAAAGAATGAAAACGGCGTTTTTGTGGGCGAAAGAAGCAGTCAAGTGGGCGGAACAAACATTCGAGGGAAGTAAACGAGGTGCGGAAAAGTACGAAGCGGTTAAAAAGTTTATCAAGGAAAAAGCACCTTGGCTCGACGATGAAACAATGAAAGTTATTATCGAAAGTGCAGTTTGCGAGATGAACAAGATTACGGAGAAGTTTTTGAAGTAACAAAACGGGCGGTTTTTACCGCCTATACATATTTTTTTAAAAGGGGGAAATTATGGAGTTAAGAATTACAAAAGACAGACGACTTGAGCCGCTCGGATATATTATAAGGCGTGACAGCGAGTACGACACATTGCCAGAAGTTGAAGTTTTAGAGGCAAGTGTTGCAGGGCGTGACGGCAGTTATATTTTCGGTACACGCTTTAAGGATAGAATTTTTAATTTGAATCTTATAAGTGAGCAGAAATTTTGCCCCGAAACGATTGACAGAGAGTGGCGACGAGTGACGGAGATATTGAACCCCCGAAACGGTTTTATGAAGCTTTATAGAGATGATGACGAGGGAGTTTTCGGCGAGGTTTTAGTTATTAAAAATTATCAGTTTAGGCGAAATCCCGACTATGTTGAATTTACGGTCAGTTTGCTTTTAAAAGACGGTTTTTACAAGAGTATTCAATTTAACGAGATTACGAGTATGGACAACGGCATGGTTTTTGTCGACAGTACGGTTGAAGTGCCGTTTTATTTGGAAGAAAGAAAGAGTGACAGGTCGGTTTATAAGGCACACACGCTTGAACTGAACGGAAAAGTTATAGATATTAAAAGTACGGGAAAGATTATTTACGACAGTTACAGAGGTATCGTCACAAGCGACGGTTTGAATGCGATAGATAATCTTGAGGGCGATTTTTTGAAGCTTGAGAGGGGTTACAACGAGGTGAAAGTACACGACGATTGGGTGCTTAGGTTTCGGGATTGGTACAGTTTTTAAGGGGGCGAGAGGTTGATTAAGGTATATAGGGGCGGAAAGCTTGAATGTATTCTGATTGAGAGAGATTTTACGGAAGTCCCGATTGTGAAGACAAGTCTTAACAAGGAGTCGACAATTTCTTTTTCGGTTGACAGAGATTCGGAAAAAGCGAAGTATTTGACAAGCGATTCAAAACTCGAGGCAGACGGAAAGTTTTATACACTTCGTGGAGAGGGTGCGATTGAGAGAAATTTCAAGGAGTACAGAGAGATAAAGATTAGAGCGAACGAACGTTATAAGGATTTGGAAGACGTTTTCCCGTTTCCTTTTATCTCAAATGACCCGAACACGAAAAAACCCGCAGATTTTGCAACTATTATTGTCGGTGGCGGTACAGATTTGTCGGGCGGTCGCTTTAAGGTGGGAACTGCGGGGCACGCTCTTTTTGCGGTACTCAACAAGACGGGTTGGAATGTCGGAGAGGTCGATGTTTCGGGTATTCGAGATTTGGAAGTTGAGAAAAAGTCGGTTTTGGGGCTTATACAAGAAATTCAGAACATTTGGGGCGGTTACCTCGTTTTCGACAGCAGAGAAAAACTTGTAAGTTTGCGGGATGAAAACAAGTGGAGAAATTATTCGGGTTTTACGATTAATGAAAATAAATATGCACTAGTCACAAAAAACATTGTCGGCAAGGTATATAATCGTGTTTTTCCGTTCGGTAAAGATTGGCTCGATATTGCAAAGGTAAACGGCGGACAAAAATTCATAGATACAGCAAGTCCGTTTTTGTCGGAAATTCACACGACAACGGTTGTGAACAGCGGGATTGCGGAACAAGACGAACTCTTAAAGTGGGGCAGAGAGCAAGGAAAGCTTTTAGCACGTGAGAGATACAATTATACGGCAGATATTGTCGATTTGAGGTATCTCGAGGGGTACGAGAGCGAAAAATTTGAACTCGGAGATATTATAAACATTCACCCTAAAGGCGACGATGTTGCGAAAGTGAGAGTTTTGTCGGTCGAGAGAGAGTTAATGCTACCGTTTAAGGTAAAACTTGAACTCGGCGAGCCTATGGATAGGCTTGAAGACGTGTTAAAAGCAAGTATAGACCAGACGAGAGAGAACTCGATTGTAATCAACAACGGGAAGATTGACGGCAGATTTATTTTGAACTCGTCTATTATTGCAGATAAGATTGACGACGCTGCACTTGAAGCAAGCAAGTTTAATCTTAAACAGCTTATTTTGACGGGCGAGATTTGGACTGATGACAAGGCGAACAAGGCAGTCAGTTGGAACAGTCACAAGCTTTACTACAACGGAAAAACATACAATATTCCGGCGGGCAGAACGACGAGAAAGTATGTTGTTTGGAGGCATGGGGCAAGCAAGTATGAAACGCTTACGGAAAATGAATTTCAAAACAATCCGCTCGGCGACAACGATTTCGTTGTACTCGTAAACAACGACGGCGTTCACGATGTGGCTTGGTTCTCAAGACCCGCAAGGCAGTTTATAGGTTCGACTTTTATTGCGGACGCTGCGATTAACGACGCTAAAATTGCGTGGTTGTCGGCGGTTAAGATTACGACGGGGTTGTTAAAGAGTGCGAACGGGGACACTTGGATTGATATGGACACGGGCGATTTTTCATTTAAAAACGGGAAGCTGCGTTGGGATAGTGAAAAGAGCGAACTCGTCATCGGCGATTTCGACAGTATGCTCGGCGATATTAAGACGGAGATTAACGATGTAAAGAACGATTTCGGCGTTAAATTGGGCGATTTAAAGACGAGTACCGACAATGCGATAAAAGATATGGAAACGACGACAACGAGCCTTATTGAGGGCGTTAAGGAAGAAAACAAGACGGCTATTGACGGTGTTAGGGAAGAAAACAAAAAAGCGATTGATGACGTTTTAAAATCGTTTAATGATTTAGAGGGAAAGTCGGCGGAGATTGACGGAAAGATTGTCGATTTGAATCAGCTTATAGAGGCGGTTAAGACTTCGGGGGCGAGTGATTTGGCAAGCCTTAAAGAGGCACTCGAGGGGCAGATTAAGACGGTCGACGGAAAGATTTTAACGCAAGCGGAACTCGAGAAACTTTTCGGAGAACTTTTCGACAAGGAAAAAGAGAATATTCAAAAGAGTATTACGGAGAGCGAGGGAGCACTTCGGGCGGAATATGAGAAAATCGCTTCGAAACTCGGTACGGATATTCAAGGTCTTGAAGCGAAGATTAACGAGAGTGCCAAAAGTATGGTCGAGATTGCAAAGAAAAATAACAAGGTTTGGTGGGTTATTAAAAAGTCGGAACTTTTGCCGAACGGGGTTAAAGGAAAGATTTGGGCTGATATTACTCCCGACAAGCCTAATATTTCAGACCACTACGGCGATTTTGCAGTTGTGGAAGAGGGAACGGCGACGGACACTTATCAGACGGGAACTGTCGAGAGTTACAGAAATGTTTATGTTTACGTAAGACGTTCGGGTGGCAAGGGGGCATGGCTACCGTTTGCGGAGAGTGCGTTCGTTCTCGAGGACAAGGACTACAACGGCGTTAAAATCAGCACCGCAAAGGGTATTCAGATTTTCGCAAGTAACGGTGTTTTGTCGAGCGAACTCAATAAAGACCATTTGCGCTTTTACGGTGTAGGGAGCGGACTTGCCGAAAGTTATACGAGCAGCACGCCTTTTACGAACGTCAGCAATGACGGGTTGCAGTTTGTGGGGGCGTATGGAACGGGTCGTTATCCGAAAGACGCTTATTATTATTATTTCGACGCCGAAAAGAGTATTCCTGCGGAGGATATAAGGAAAAATACGTTTAGAAGCATTTTTGATATTCAAGACAGAATGACCGTGCCTATAGCACTGCCTGAAAGATTTAAGAATTATAACGCTGACAATATAAAAGCTTTTTTGACAATTTCGTCAATGTATGCGGATATTTTCGACGCGCGAAACAGTCCTTATACTCACGAAAATTATGATGACGTAAAACTTATTTCATATCTGCCCGCAAATTTAGTTATTTCAGCAAATGTAGATAGAATTACAAATACCGCCGTTTATGCGTATGCGTTTTCGTGTAGAGATGAATCGACTTATACTGTTGAAGAAAGACCTGGAAGACCTGAAATATCGGATATATTTGTCAGAGATAACGGCATAAATAAGTTTTACAGAGTTGATTTAGTATCATTTTTATTGTCGGTGTTGGTGTTTTAGTATGAGATATATTTATGTTTATTTAAAGGAAAATGGCGAGATTATTTCAAGGTTGGAATATTCGGAGTATGCTTATAAGTCGTTACTCGAACTTGCGAAAGATGAAAGCATTAATCAGAATTATGTCGTGAGCGATGAAGATTTTGATTTCAAGTCGATTAATTCAAAGTATTGTATTAAAGACGGAAAATTTGCGGAAAAGACGGAGAAAGAAAAAGAGGACTACCGAAAGTACGGAAGAACTTTATCCGACGAGGAAAGAGCAAGGCGAGAGGAAGAAGAAAAAAGGCAGTTGGAAATTGAGAAAGAGAGGGAGTTTCAATCGAGAGTTAAGCCGACGAGGGATGAGATTTTAAAGGCAGAGGTCAAACTCGAGATGATAGAAATGTTAGGTTTGGAAAAGGGGGTGTAGTATGGATTTAAGTTCACTTGATAAAACGATTATAAATTGTTATGTGGTTTTAGTTTTGGGCGAGGTTAAAAAACTTGACGATGTGCCCGAGAGGTATAAAATTTTGGTTGCAGAGGAGATTGACAAAAAAGTTAGAGAGAGTTTGTAGTTTTCAGCGGTAGTTTTCGGACTGCCGCTTATTTTTTTATTTTTTGGTGATTTTCATCGCTTTTATTTGCCGTTTAAAGGCGTTTAATTCAATTTCGAGTATAATTCTATAAGAATTGGGGTATCGTGACATTTTGGGGCATTTAAACGCCAAATATGTATATATTGGTATTATGGTGGCGTTACCGTTTTACGTTTTGGATAAATTTGGATATTTTTGGATAATTTTTCGGTTTTGTGTTTGATTTTTGATTTTTAGGGGTATATATTTTGTGAACACGTAGAACGTGTTGTCATTTTTTGTGGGAAGCCGTTTTTGCGGCTTTCCTTTCTCTTTTTTTATTTGATTTTTTAAAATTAAAATGGTATAATATAAGTATACATTATAGGAAAATAATGTTGTCAGTTTTTTTTATTTAATTACACACATATTCCATAAAAATTGTCTTATTCGCTTGGTGGCAAGAGTAGGACTTTTTTTATACATAAAAATACCGCTTTCATTTTTTAGGTGATAGCGGTTTTTAAGTTATTTCATAGTTTTTCAGTTTTCTGATTTCTTTTTGCAAGCCGCGGATGTTTTTTTCGGTTATATCGGTTTGGGTTCTCCAACGGGTGATTATTGTTCGAACGTCTCTGTTGTAGTCCAACAAGTAGTACGGCGAGTGATGTTTATTCATCGCTTTTATTACGGCGGTGATGTTCGGTTCGGTCATTGTGTAGTTTACGAGGTGGCGTTCTTTTCGTGAGAGCCTTTTATAAAATTCGGCGGTTTGGTTCATTATGCTTTGTAGGCGTTTTTGCATTAGTTCGTTTTTTTCTCGCTCGTATTTTAGGTAGTTGTATTGCGTAATCGCTTTTTTTAAAGGCAGTTGTCCTTTTGTGACTTGCAGGGTTGTGAATTTTATGGTTTTTTCGATTTTTTGTTGTTTGGTTTTTAGTGATTGTTGGTATTTTTCGATTTTTTCGTAGTTTTGGAACAGATAGACTATATCTTTAAGCATTTTTCATCATCTCGTCAAATTCACGGTCAATAACGTCGATAACTTCAATCATTTTTCCTTTTTTCTTTGCCTTTTTTCGCAAGATTGCGGACAGTTCGGCGGGCGTTATAGGAGTGTTGTATTTTTCGCGGAGTTTTTCGGCGAGTGCTTTTTGTGTATATTGCCCCGTTTCTTGCATATATTTTACTTTTTCGGCGGTTTCAAGGTTTTCTCCGTTGTCTTTTTTTACGGCGGTGTCCATTATTTCAATGAGTTCGCCCGTTATTCCGCCTTTGGTCATTAGTTCTTTTACGGTCGTATGTTCTAAGCCTAATTTTTCGGCTATTTGGTCTCGATATTTGTTGTATTCGATATTTTTTGAGAATGGGTAGATTTCGATTATGTTGTCGAGCGTTGCACCTCGGTCGTATAGGTTTAAGTAGGCACTTTTTTGCAGTTCTTTGTCGTCAGTCCAATTACCGAAGACGTTTTTTATTGTTTTGGTTATGATAGCACGTTTTTCGTCTGCATCCGCTTTTAGAAATTTATTTATGATTTTGTTGTCGATTTTAGATAGGGCATATTCGATGTTCGGCGTGATGTAGGTTGTGCGTTTTTCGTTTCTTTTGTGAATTATGAGTTCTTTTGTTTCACGTTTGATTGTTGTGCCCGTCAGAACACATATATCACCCATATCGAGCCCCGCCTCGTAAATTAGTAGCATTGCAAGCGTTTCTATTTGTCGGGTCGGTGCTTTAGTTGTGTCGATATAGGTTTTCAGTCTTTCGAAAAAGTAGTCTTTTGTTATTCTCATTTTTTATCCTTTCTGCATTTAATACACTTGTACGGTTAAACACACACGTATCAGTTTTTCGGCGGTTTCTATGCGCCCGTCTTT